GGAAACCTTGCAATGGGAACAAACAAGATCACTGGTCTTGGAACTCCTACAGCAAACACAGATGCAGCAACTAAGGCTTATGTAGACGATCAAACAACTACAGATGTAGCAGAAGGCACAAACCTCTACTACACAGATGGTCGTGCTCGCTTGGCAATCGCTGCAGGAACTGGTATTGATTACAACTCAACAACTGGCTACATCGATGCAAATCTTGGAACAGGTCTTGGACTTGATGGTTCAAGCCAAATTGAAATTAATCGTACAACCGTAGATACTTGGTACGATGCAGCAGGAACTGCAGCAGGTCTTGCAGGTAACTATGATGCAGCAGGAACAGCACAAGGCATTGTTGATGCACTTGACACAGACGATATTGAAGAAGGTTCAACAAACCTTTACTACACAGATTCTCGTGCAACAGATGCAATGAGAACCTACTTAACAGATCCAATGCTTACAACAACATCAAACCTAAGCATTACATATAGTGCAGGACAACTTCATATTGATGCAGAAAATGGTGTAGCAGATTCAGATACTGATGATTTGACAGAGGGTACAACAAACCTTTACTTCACAGATGTTCGTGCAGTAGATGCTCTTGAAGCAGTTGTTCCAAACTTTACAGCAGTTGAGATTAACTCAATTGCAAAGGAAGTTGCAGCAACAGCAACAATTTCAACAGCAGGAACAACAACAGCACTTACATGGGATACAGCAACATACAGAACAGTAAAAGCACTTGTTAAGTTTGCAACAGCAACTCATACAGAGGTTTCAGAAGTTCTTCTTACTCTTGATTCACTAGATAATGTTGCAATTACTGAATATGCAGAAGTTGGAACTAGTACTTCTATGGGAACAGTAACAGCAACTGTTGTGGCTGGAGAAGGTCGTATTAATGTGACCACTTTAAATAATGCTACAGTAGTAATTGTTAGAGCAACACTTTTAATATAAGTAATTAAAGGTTTTGGGGGGTTCCTTAAAAATCCCCCACAAAAAAGTAGTAAAGAGGAGAAGTAAATGACAACAGTAGAAAAAGATTTTAAAGTCAAAAATGGCTTAATCGTCTCACTTGGGGGAACCTTTGGCGGTACTGTAACAGTTGATGCTCCTACTGAGTCAATGCATGCTGCAACTAAGCAATATGTAGATCAGGCAACTGGGGTAGAAGTATCAAATACTCCTCCAGCAATAACAAGAGATGGCCAGTTCTATCTCAATTCAGACACATCTCATTTATCTGTATCTTACAACAGCGAGTGGCTAGTTTTGGCAAACTTCCTAGATACAATAAACCTACCACAACATATTCACGATACATCTATCGGTGGAAATGGATTAATGGTCACAATTTTTCAAGATGCAGGTTTTTATTACGAAGTGCCACTATCATTCAGTGATGCTGGAACATACCAGCAAACTGTTTGGGATGTACTTTTTGATGGTGGTATAGCAATAGATAACTTCAACTAAAATTGATGTTATAATAAGATAAGTTACTGGGCAGCCCCCATAAGGAGAAATAAAATATGGCAACAAGAATGCAACAGCGCAGAGGTACTGCAGCACAATGGACAGGCGCAGACCCAATCTTAGCAGCGGGAGAAATTGGCTTCGAGTCAGATACCGCAAAGTTTAAAATTGGTGATGGAGTCAATCATTGGGATGAACTTGTATACTATGCATCTGCTACAGAATTAGCCAACCTTATTGATGGTGCACCAGATCTGCTTAATACACTTGGTGAATTAGCAGCAGCACTAGGCGATGACCCAGATACTATAACAACTATTTTAGTAGATCTTGGAAACAAGCAAGACAAAGTAACTAATATTTCAGATTTAGAAATTGGATACCTTGATGGTGTTACTGGTGGAATTCAAGGACAAATTGATGCTAAGGCAAATACAACTACAGTTAATACTGCGCTTGATGGTAAGCAAAATGTAGTAACAAATGTATCAGATACAGAGATTGGATACCTTAATGGTGTTACCTCTGCTATTCAAACACAATTAGATGGTAAGGCTAATGCAACTGAAACTACAAATGCCATCGCTGCAAAGCAAACTATTGTTGCAAATGTTTCAGATGTAGAAATAGGATACCTTGCTGGCGTTACATCTTCAATTCAGACACAACTTGGTACAAAAGCATCTACAACAGAGTTATCAAATCACGAATCAGATACAACAAATATTCATGGTATTACAGACACAGCACAATTAGCAACAAAGACTTATGCTGATGGAATTGGAACAACTGCAACTAACGCACTTGCTCTTAAAGCACCACTTGCAGATCCAACCTTTACAGGAACAGTTTCAGGTGTAACAAAGACACATGTAGGTCTTGGAAATGTTGATAATACAGCAGATTCAGCAAAGCCTGTATCTACAGCACAGCAAACAGCACTAGATGCTAAGTTAGCACTTGCTGGCGGAACAATGACAGGAGCACTTACATTATCAGGTGCACCAACATCAGATCTTCATGCAGCAACTAAGTTATATGTTGATGGTCTAGCAGCAGGAATTAACTTCCACCAACCAGTAGTTGCAGCAACAACAGGAAATCTTGCTGGTACATATGACAATGGAACTTCAGGCCTAGGTGCAACACTAACTAAAGCATCAAGCGGTGCTATCGGTACAATTGATGGCGCTACTGTATCTGTTGGCAATAGAATTCTTCTCCGTGCACAAACAGATGCTAAAGAAAATGGTATTTATGTTATTACTGCAGTAGGAAGCGTATCAGCCCCATGGGTTATAACTCGTGCAGCAGATGGAGATAATAATCCTTCAGGTGAATTGGCAACGGGTGACTTTACATTTGTAACATCTGGTTCAACAAATGCTTCTAAGGGATTCATCTTGAGCACAACGGGAACAATCACCATTGGAACAACGGAAATTGCTTATACACAGTTTAATGCCTCTGAATCAGTAATTGCAGGAACAAACATCGATAAGACTGGTGCAACAATTTCTGTTGTAAGTGCTCCTACATTTTCTGGTGCAATCACAGCATCATCTGGTGTAGTATTCTCAGACGGAACACAAACTCTTGAGGGAGTTCCTTCACGCACACCAATTATTCAAAAGACAGCCTCTTATACACTTTCAGCACTTACTGAAAGAGATGATTTAATTGAGATGGCTTCAGGGTCAGCAATGACGCTTACAATCCCAGCAGATAGCACGTTAGACTTCCCAATTGGAACTTCCCTTGATGTCCTGCAAACATCAACTGGGCAGGTTACAATTGCAGGCGCTGGCGGAGTAACAGTAAACTCAACACCTGGCTTAAAACTTCGTACAACCTGGTCATCTGCAACTCTCTTTAAGAGAGCAGCAAATACATGGGTTGTATACGGCGATCTGACAGCATAAAAATTTAATAGGAAAATAGGAGAATAAAATGGCAGCAGGTAAAAAAGCAGGTAAGAAGTCCCAAGCATCAAATGACTTTTTGGAGCCATTAGCACCGACTGGTGTTACTGGAACAAATATTGGAACAGGCAGAGCATTTGATAATGGTGCTGTTTCTGTAGCGTTTTCTTTACCAGCCCTATCTCCTAATGCTACATCCTTTACAGTAACAGCAAGCACAGGACAGACAGCAACAGGGGCATCTTCTCCTCTTACTGTAACTGGAATTGCTTCAGCAGCAACACCAACATTTACAGTAACAGCAACTAATAGTGCAGGAACATCTGCTGCATCTACTGCATCTGCAGCAGTTACAGTAACAACCATTCCCGCAGCAGTTACTATTTCTACCGCAACATCTCCATCTGCTAATATAGACAGAGTTACATGGACCGCTCCAGCAACTGGTGGCACAGCCATTACTGGATATAAAGTAAAATCATCAGATGGCCCAATTTACACTTTAGGAGATGTTTTAACCTATGATATATCAGAAACTGCAGGAACTAGCCAGACCTACCAAGTTCTTGCTATTAATGCAAATGGAGACGGAGCATACGGAGCAAGTTCTGGTAGCGTTACAACTACTGCACCATTCTTCCCGTACTTCCCACCGTACTTCCCACCGTTCTTCCCATTCTTCCCGTACTTCCCACCGTACTTCCCACCGTTCTTCCCATTCTTCCCGTACTTCCCACCGTACTTCCCACCGTACTTCCCACCTTCATTCCCGTACTTCCCAAGATTTACCCCTGGTCCACTAGCAATGCCAACCTAAGAGTTGACTGCTTATGATATACTAGAGTAAATAACAAAGGAAAGCAAACTATGGAAAAAATAGAGTGGTTCGACTTGCCTAGATTAGAAAAAACTAATCACAGGATAGCATCACATGACATAGGAAATAATATTACTGTAATCAATTTAGATTTTGGTATTAATTTATATAGAAATGCCATAAAAAAAGAAGACTGTCTGAATATTATTGACTCTGTTGAAAATGCTATAGGATCTGGCGCTGAAAATTTAGTCTGGTCTGGAGCACAAGTTAATGATATGGCTAATGTTGAAATTGTCAGAAATTGTGTTGACTTAAAATTTAAGAGAGAACAACTTGGAACCTCCTTGCCTTTTGATCAGGGTCTTTTTGACTCTCATAAAAAAGTTGAAGATTCTTTAGACGAATGCTTAAGACATTACGAAAGTCTCTGGCATTTAACAATGCACTACAAAGAGGCTTTTAATTTTGTGAAATATCTTCCAGGAAAATACTTTAAAATTCATGGAGATCATGGGCCATATTATACTTGTACAATATCTGCCGTAGTCTATTTAAATGATAATTACGAGGGCGGAGAGATAGAATTTACAAGACAAGGCCTCAAGGTAAAACCAGAGGCTGGAGACATTATTCTATTCCCATCTAATTTTGTTTATGAACATGCATCATGTGAAGTATTTGAGGGTATAAAGTATTCTGTAGTAATTATGACAGATTACAATGACTTACATCATAAGTAATATATAAACTAATATAGGAGAAAAAATGAACATTGCTGAAAACACAAAACAAGTTAGTAATCAAACCTGGAGTTCTGTAGAAGATTTAGGTCAAGGCATTTTTGTATACAGAGATGTAATAACAAAAGATATGGATGTCATAAATAGACTAGAGAACATCTTATCAATACAGGGAAATAACTATGAGTGGCAACCAGCCTATGTTGGATATCAGCAAAGAATGCCAGAGTATAGGGACTGTGTAGACTTTAAATTTAAGAAAACAGATATATCTGGAGATCCAAGTGAATCTTCATTAATGTTGCAGCAGATTTGGCAAGACTGCTATGATAAAAAACTTCCAGCAGTTCAACACTACAGTTCACTATTTAGATTAGGTGAACTAAGATACTGGGAAGCCATGAATTTTATCAAGTATGGCCCAGGACAACACTTCCAGGAGCACCATGATCATGGATTTTCTTATAATTGCACAGTTTCATTAGTTGCATACCCTAACGATGATTATGAGGGTGGCGAGTTACAATTTAGACTTCAGGATAAAATGATAAAGCCAAAAGCGGGGGATCTATATATATTCCCATCAAACTACATGTATCCACATAGGGCTATGCCAGTTCACTCAGGAGAAAAACATTCTATTGTTACTATGCTTGATTATAGTGCTAAGTTTCACACACCAGATATGTATCAAGACACTGGAAACTAAATGAATATTGATGTTTATAAAAGAAAACACTTTAATGTTAACCTAAGTACTATTTCTGTTAAAAGAGACTGGATGGATAATACTTTTGATAAACATGCATACAGGTGCTTTCCTGTTTCTTTGGCAAATACTCTTGGTTGGACTTTTTCTTATCCAGAAGACATTTCCTTTATTTGGGATGGAGTTCCAGATTCTTCTCAGGGGCATGTGACTGTGCTATCTGGAGAGAAATATGTTTCTACTGGAAGATCAAATGCAACTATAAGTTTTGACACTGGTCTAACATTTATAACAGATAAGAACATCAGCCTTTTGCTTATGCCAGTTCCTAATCAATTTATTGATGGGGTTCAAGGGTTTACAAATATTATTAGTACATCTGTATTAAAAACAGATATTCCCTATGCTTGGAAAATAACAAAAGCAAATGAAGTTATAACAATTCCAGCAGGAACACCTATTGTTTCTATAATCCCAATCTCTTTAACAGAGATTCAAAATACAGAAATAAATCTATATGATGAAAACTTTGATCAATCTTTTTATGATGAAGTAAAAGAATATGGGAATGCCTCATTTGAAAAATCAAAACTTGGAGATTGGACAAACTTTTATAGAGATGCCATTAATCATAGAGGAGAGACTATTGGTGAGCATGAGGCAAAGACTATTAAATTAATAATAAATGACCATACAGAAAAACAAAATGAACACTAATAAGATTACATTTACTGCTAATAAAGTTTGGCTCTCATCAGAAAGCAGTTCAACACCAAAGCCCATAATGAAAACAATTCCGTCCTGGTATAGAAAAGCAGATAGATTTGCAAAAAATGTCTCTAGTGGAGATTTTTATATTGGCCCAGATGGCGGAAAAGTTCCAACATGGAAGGCGTGTCCAGCAATATTTGATATTATGGGTTCTGGATACTCTTTAAATACACCATGCGATATTGAATTTTTTAAGGGATCAAATGGTTTGGAGTTTAAGATTGCAAGCGTAAAGTATAGCGACTTTATACAGAGTAGATCTGAGATGCCACAGTTTGAGCATCCTAGGGGTTATTATAAGAATCATTTTGCTTGGACATGTGACTGGCAGATAAAACTTCCAGAAGGGTATAGTGCGTTATACTCTCAACCCTTTAATAGATTTGAACTTCCCTTTTTTACCACAAGTGGCATTGTTGATAATGATAAAGTTAACATGCCAGGTTCAATGCCATTCTTTATTTGTGATGGTTTTGAGGGCATTATTCCAGCAGGAACTCCATATGTACAATTACTACCTTTTAAAAGAGAAAATTGGGAATCAGAAATTATTGAACAAAACGATGGTTCAAAAATTATGATGCAGTCAATAGAAAATTCTCAAATTTATAGAAAACCAGACGGAGGAATTTATAAAAATGAAGTTTGGGAGCCAAGAAAATATGAGTAGTTTTTGGTGGTATAATTAAAATATGAACAATATTGAATATACTAACAATTATCCAAATGAAAGATTCTCAATCACACCCTCTGGATATTTTGGTTCAAGTTCAGATATGATTCAGGCAAGAGAGAACTTCATGACACCAGAAGAACTTTCTTTTTTGTCTGATGCTGCAAGAAAAATAACTATTTGGGATATAACTCAAACTCACTATAATGAAGATGGTACCGTAATCTATGACTCAGGTTACTGGGAAAATAGAGTTGCAACTAGAAATGCTTTAGATTCAAATGATGAAGAGATAGCGCCAGTAATAGAAGGTCTTCAGGAAAAATTAAAGAATGAAGTTGATTTATTTTTTAATGTAGATTCATTGCCTACAAACCCAGCAATAGTAAGATGGCTTCCTGGACAACTTCAAAACCCACATGCAGATAAAGAACTACATGACGGACCAGATGCTGGAAAGCCAAATGATTTTCCTTGGTATGATATAGCAGGACTATTTTATTTAAATGATGATTATGAAGGAGGAGAACTATACTTTCCTCTTCAAGGGATAGAATTTAAGCCAAAGGCAGGCGCAGCGTATTTTTTCCCAGGAGATAAAAACTACATTCATGGTGTTAGAGAAATAACTAGTGGTATAAGGTATGTTGTTCCATTCTTCCTTACAATACTTTCACATAACAATAAGGCTCAAGATGATAATTAATAAAATAAATAAAGAAGACCTTAACTACATTAAAGATGAAGAAAATGATAAAGGTGTACTTGGCATTACTCACAACCGCATTGTAGAAATTCCAAACTTTGTCAGTCCAGAACTTGTACCAAAGATGCTTAACTTTTTTGAAAACTGCGATGTAGACTGGGGAGATATTGCATTCTACGGATCTTCTGGCAAAGGCATCATGACAGATATTGAAACTATGAAAAGGTTTGATTTACCAGAAAATCTATTTGAAGATTTAAAAAATAAATTTCAAGAAGCGGTAGAAGTTGTATTTGAAAGAAAAGTAAAAGCAAATACATCACATGCTCAAAAATGGGATGTAGGAGGTTTTGCCTCCCCACACTCTGATAATTCAGATAATGATGGCAAGCCTAATGCTTTTGAAATTAATAAATATGTAGCAATTTTATATTTAAACGGTGACTATGAAGGTGGAGATCTTTATTTTTGCAATAAGGAAGGCGATGTACAGGTTCCATATCTATCTTTTAAGCCTAATGCTTATTCACTATATACTTTCCCTGGCGGAGTAGAAAATATTCATGGTGTTTCAGAAATAACAAAGGGAACTAGATACACAATGGTTTCATTTTGGGATTATGCAGATGCAGTCTATGACCAAGAAACTTTAGATAGATGGGAAGAAGAAGAGCGCCAAGTAAGAATTGAGCAGGCTGCTCAAAAAGAAAGATGGGAAAGTGGAGATAAGTATGGATAAGATTATTTATAGAGACAATATTGTAGAATATAAAAACTTTTTTACTCAGGAAGAATGTAATACTCTGATTGAGTACTTTAATAGTAATATAGATGAGTGGAAGCCGACTTGTTTTTTTGCAAGTTATGTTATGAATCCTGTAGCAAATATTGGAAATATAGAAGGTTCCTCTATAGACACAGAATACTTTGATAGACTAAGAGTAAAATTAAAAGATTTATCGGAAGAGGTTTCTATAAAGAAATTAAGGAATCTAAGTTTAAGTGCTCATAAATGGACACCAGGAGCATTTGCTCCTATGCATTCAGATAATACAGAAACTGATGGAACTCCAAATGCTTGGCAAGATAATAAGTTTGTTGCAATTATATATTTAAATAATGAATACTCTGGTGGTAATTTAGTTTTTGATCAGCATGAGATTAGGATAAGTCCTTCAGTAGGATCAGTAGTAGCCTTTGACCCAGGATTTATTAATCTTCATAGTGTTTCTGAAGTTACTGAAGGAGAAAGATATACAATGCTTGCCTCTTTTGATCATGAAGATGCAGTATATGAAAGAGATTTATTTGAGTGGAGAAAAGAATATTCTGCAGAGCAAGAGTTGCAACGCAAAGAGTGGGAAAAGAATAATCATTTCTAACTTTCTAGTATAAGGTGAGAGTTTTGCTTTTTATAAAACTCTGCTATACTTAGGTCTATTCCGTTTTAGAAAGGACGAAACACATGTCAGATTTTTTTAGTTTTAAACTCCCAGAGGATTTTGTAGAAAAGTATAAGTCTCAAGAAAACCCATTTGGATTTAAGGATGCAGCAGAAAATTCACTTGGAGAAATTACTTTTATTCGTACTTATTCTCGTGTTAAGGAAGATGGAACTAAAGAGCGCTGGCATGAAGTTTGTCGTCGTGTAATTGAAGGTATGTATTCTGTTCAGAAGAATCATGCTAAGGAAAATCGTTTGCCATGGAATGACTATAAGGCTCAGAAGTCTGCCCAAGAAGCATTCCAAAGAATGTTTGAACTAAAGTGGACACCACCAGGAAGAGGCATGTGGACATTTGGAACACCTATGACTATGGAGAAGAAAAACTCTGCAGCATTGCAAAATTGTGCAATGGTTTCTACAAAGGACCTTGATAAGAATGATCCAGGAGCCTTGTTTGCTTGGGTTATGGATGCTCTTATGCTTGGAATTGGTGTTGGGTTCGATACAGTGGGACAGGAAAAGGGTTTCTCTATCTATACCCCAACAGAACCAGCAGCGATTTATGAAATTCCAGACACTCGTGAGGGTTGGGTAGAATCAGTTCGTCTTTTACTAAACTCTTACCTTCGCCTAAATCAGCCAATCCAGAAGTTTAACTATGATCTCATCCGTCCTCTAGGAACCCCAATTAAAGGCTTTGGAGGGGTCGCTAGCGGTCCAGCACCACTACTTCAACTACACACACAGATCGATAAAGTAATTGGCGGTAGAGCGGGAGAAACGCTTGACAGCCGTGCTATCACAGACATTATTAACCTTATTGGTACATGTGTTGTTTCTGGAAATGTTCGTCGTTCTGCTACCCTTGCTTTAGGTGCAGCGGGAGATGAAGATTTTATTAATCTAAAGAATGCTGAAGTCTTTCCAGATAGAAACTCGTTTGATCCAGAAAACCCAGGCTGGGCATGGATGTCAAACAACTCAATTTCTGCAACAGTTGGAATGGACTATGAAAAGTACACTGATCTAATTGTTAACAATGGAGAGCCAGGTTTTATTTGGCTTGATGTTGCTCGTAACTTTGGTCGTCTAGCAGATCCTGCAGATGGAAAAGACTATCGTGTTATGGGCTTTAATCCTTGTGCGGAGCAGCCATTGGAGTCGTACGAACTTTGTACTCTTGTAGAAGTTCACTTAAATCGACATGAATCCAAGGAGGACTTCCTCAAGACATTAAAGTTTGCCTATCTTTATGGAAAAACAGTTACGCTACTTCCAACACACTGGCAACAGACAAATGGTATCATGCAACGTAATCGTCGGATTGGAACATCTCTTACTGGTATCGCATCTTTTGCTGACCAAAAGGGTCTGCCAATTGTTCGTGAATGGATGGATGAAGGTTATAACAAAATTCGTTTTTACGACAAACAATATTCAGAATGGCTGTGTGTACGTGAATCAATTCGTGTAACTACTGTTAAGCCATCGGGATCTGTTTCAATTCTTTCTGGCGCAACCCCTGGAGTTCACTGGGGACCTGGAGGACAATTCTTCCTTCGTGCAGTGCGCTTTGGAGATACAGATCCAATGCTTCATTTATTCAGAGCAGCAAACTATAATGTTGAAAAAGATGTTGTATCAGCAAATACATCTGTTGTTTATTTTCCAATTAAATCAGGTCACCCAAGATCTGAAAAAGATGTAACATTATTTGAAAAGATTGCACTTGCTGCAACTGCTCAGAAATATTGGTCAGATAACGGTGTCTCTGTAACACTATCTTTTGATAAGGAAACAGAATCAAAGCATGTTGCTCCAGCACTACATATGTATGAGGGTCAACTAAAGGCTGTTTCATTTTTACCAATGGGAAATACTGTTTATCCACAGCAACCGTACACCCAAATAGATGAAGAGCAGTATGAGTCATATATTGGCAAGTTAAAGCATATTGACTTCAGTGCAATTTATGACGGTATTGACAACCTAGAGGCATCTGGAGAAGCATACTGTACAACAGACTATTGTGAAATTAAGGTAGAAACTAAAAAGCCTTAGTATGGTAAAATAGACTTATAATGTCTACTTCATCAAACCTGTATGCGGAAAAAATATATGCAGAGCATCCAACTGCTTTGTGGGCACTTGATGATAAAGCAGACTACATTAGTTTAATTGATGAGGCTGATAGAGATTTAACATCTTGGACAGTAACTGGTGGAACAGCGTCTTCCCATATACTTTCTGATGAACCATTTTCAGAAAGCCATACAACAAAAATAATTGGAGAAATGCCAAGCACTACCTTTGGGCAGATTGTCTGCATAAGTCCAGATATTGTTAACCTTACATCTTTAAACCAATCTCTTTCAAATTTTTCAATAGGAGCCTTTTTAAATTCTGCTGGTCCTTATGCTATAAGTTATTTAATTGGATATGAGTATTATGATTCAGTTACAAGTTCTATAGTTCAAGTACTTAAGCCATATACTACATCGGTTAGAGATACTTGGTTTTTTATTTCAGAGACATTTGATATTCCAGATAAAAATGTAAATTTTAGAATTGTACTAAAGATTAATTATATTGGTGGAGCAAATAGTACAGATGATTATCATTTTTTTATTAATGGAGTAACTGCTGGCCAATGGTCCGAAGAGTTTCATTCTTCTTCACTAGGAGTTCAAGGAACAAGCATTCCGTCAAGCATTGCTATTGATCCTTCTTTAGGTATTGAGGCAAGTGCTTATGGATTGCAAGACACAAAAGGATATTATCTAATAAAAGATAATGCTCTTTTGGCTAAAAATACTGGCATTCCAATAGTATACGGAGCATCAAGCCTCACTAAACTTTTACCAAATAGCAATAAGCCATCATTGATAGTTCCAGGTTTAGGATTTCTCAGCGAAGGTGGTAAGTATAAAGATTATACTTTTGAGGCATGGTTAAGAATTAATTCAGACTCAGTAACCAAAAAAAGAATTATTGGGCCAATATCTTCTACTGATGGGCTGTATGTTGAAGGTCCATTCTTAGGATTAAAAGTTGGAAAAAGTTTTGAATCGTATTATGTAGGCGAGTGGACAAGGCCAATGCTAGTTCACATAAGAATATCTGAAAATTATGCATCTCTTCTTGTAAATGGAGAAGAAGTTGTTTCTTTAAATTATTTAACATCAGAACTTTCTTTGCCTTTAAAACTTAATAGTCTTGGAAAAGATCAAGATTGGATTGGGTTTTATGCATATGAGGATGTTTCACCAATAGAGATAGACTGTGTTGCAGTTTACAATTATCAAGTTCCAGTAGTATTGGCAAAGAAGAGATTTATTTATGGTCAGGGTGTAGAGTTTCCAGAGGGTATAAATCAAGCCTATAGTGGATCTTCAATATATATAGATTATCCGTTTGCTGACTATACCAACAATTATTCTTATCCAAACATTGGAAATTGGGATCAAGCAAGCATTGATAATCTTTTAGTTGAGGATAATCTTCTTTGTACCCCAGATTATATTTTACCAGATATCATTCTAGAGTCTGGATCACTAGAAGAACTATACTCAGAATTACAGCCATTGCAAGATGAGTCAGACCTATTGTTTTCCTTTTCTCCAGCAGGAAATGGATATATGTTATTTAAAGATTTAAATTTTTTAAATCAAAAATTAAGAACAGTATATGGATCTTTTAAGTTTCTAGAAACACCAACAACAAAACAAACACTTTTTCGTTTTGAATCACAAAATTCTTCTGAGTATTTTGAAGTTTCTACGAATGGCACAAGTATCGAATACTCCTTAAGTTCAATAGAAGATCCACTAGCAACAATGTTTTTCCCTGGAGTTGGAGAAATATTCTCAGTAGGTGTAGATATTGATAGAATATCTTTGTATTTTGGAGGAAGCGTTGCTTCATTTTTTGGAAATGCAAACACACTAAAGTTATATGTTGGTGGAGAAACTACACTTCAGAATACTTTTGTTGGCAACATCTATAAGATAGGATTTTGTACATCTCTTAATTATAAAAATATTGAGCATTTATTCAACCAAAAGGGTATCCCAATAAAGTATGAAAACGTTTTTAATGAATTTTTAAACACACCAGATGTAGACTATAATTCTTTAGTAAATTATTCTGGAACAAATAATGCAGAATGGGATTTAATTGTAGATAGTGGAAGTGTAGAGGCCTACCCTTCAGAAGAACTGCAAAAGCATACAGCAAGTTATACGCTATCTCCATCAGAGTACTTTGACTCTTATTCTTTAGATATAGATATTCAGGGGTACTGGGAAGATTATATCCCACTAACATATTTTTCTCAATATGTAAAAGATAAACAAAACAACAGTTATTATGACTTAGATTTTATTCAGTTTAATATAAACTATCCGTCTCCGTCCCAAATCACAAACTATCAAACATATGATCCACCAATAAAATCTTATGTAACTTTTCAGTATATAGCAAATGGTGCAAATCTTTTAAGTTCAAATTTTGTCAATACTGCCAATATTTCTGAAGAGTATATAGTTCAACCAGAAGATGAATGGATAAACACAAAATATCAGGTAGTCGACAATACCTTAATCTATCCTCCAAGAAATGTAAATGTTCTAGACTTAGCAATTGTCACGCATCTAAATTTTAATATTATAGGAATACTAAAAAACAAAGTTAAGTTAAGAACATTAGAGTATGCCTCTCAAGCATTTAACTCAACATCGTCTAATCCAATTGGTACACGATTTGGAAATAGTCTTTATCCATATACAAAGTCTGGATTCTATTATAGTTATAAAGATAGAAATCCATTTACTATTTATAAGGGTAGTTCGCCATACCTGTACCTGACAAGAAACAGCGGTATTGAACTAAAGGGAACTCATAGCCCACTGATTAATCGTGGTCTATCAATACCAATCAATAAAGAAACATCTGCAAACTTTAAGGTTATTGCAATGCAGGCAGCACTTAGATATGATAAGGATGAGTTTCCATCAGAGCCAACTGAAATTTTTGAAATTGAATCAAGAAATTCACACATCAAGTTTTACTTAGAGTCAATACACCCAACAGGCAAAAGGGCAAAAATCTATGGAATAAATGCTAAGACTGGATTACTAGAAAATGGAATCGCATTCTATTGGAATGGAAACTTAGTAAAAGAGCCAGTCCTTACAACTAAAGAGTGGGGATTCCTTGGCATATCATTTTCAAACATTTTAGACTTTGCAAATAGGGTAGGGTCTATAAGACTAAAGGGTCCAATAACATTTAATACAATTTCATATTATCAGTCTACCAACCTACAAGAGGTTCAACAGGTTCAGACCAGGCCCTGGTTTGCAGTTAAATACTCACTTCCAGATACGCTTGAGTGGGATTTTTGGAGATCTACTCCGTTTTTATGGGGAGATGTGCTTATAATTTCTTCAACAAGTTATTATGGAGTAGATCCTGCAACTGTATACAAGAGTTATACTGGAACAAATAAGATTATTATTGATACAGATAAGGTTCTTACAGTAAATAACTATGAATATAGTGTTTATAACAATATATCTGTGGTTGAACTAACTACAAACGCTGTCTAATATGGTATACTTATAGTTATGAATCTTGAGAATCCAAATAAAAAGCGTAAACAACTACCCAAAATGAAGGGTCAAGTTGGAGAATCTAAAGCCAGAATTATCGAAAAGCACTATGATTGGGGCCTTTATGTTTATAAAAAGGCTAATGGTAAATGGTTTACAGATGGAACTGGATCTGTTTTAAACATTGAGTCTCAAAAAGGAGACATCCTTCAGATTTCAAAACTTAAGGATGCTGCAAAATATTATGGGGATGAAGGAGACGGAGAATGCATCTTTGTTCCAGGTCTAACAAGAATTTCAGAAGAAGAATATTCAGAACAAAAGCAAAGACTTGCAGAAGGATACATTCCATCAATGAATGATCTTGGTGCTTGGAAGGCTGCACAGGATACAGTTGATAAATATGGAAGTGATGACTAATGTCAGAAGATAGAAATGAATATATTAGAGCAAAAGTAGACTCTCCCCTTCCAGTAGATGATACATTTTCTAAGCAAGATCCATTTAATCAAACTTGGGATGTAGTTAAAGATTTGTCTGGTTTAGATAATAATTTTAAGAGAAGAACTTCACGGCTTATAAAAGCAGAAGCAACACAGGGATACATTGACAGTTCAAGAGCAGATAGTGTTGGTGTTGATGGTGCTAGATCAAAAGAGATTAACCCAGGAACTGTTTACAGAAATGCATATGGCCTATTTGATGTAATTACTCCACCATGGAACTTATACGAACTTGCAAGTTTTTACGACACATCTTTTGCCAACCATGCTGCCATTGATGCAAAGGTTGAAAACATTGTGGGTTTAGGATATGAGTTTAAAGTTTCTAAAAGAACAATGCTTAAGTTGGAGGCATCGGAGCCAAAGACTGCAGAAAATGCAAGACGCAGAATTGAAAGAGCAAAGATCGAACTAACTGATTGGCTAGAGTCTTTAAATGATGAAGATTCTTTTACAACAACAATGGAGAAGGTTTTTACAGATCTTCAATCAACAGGTAATGCTTACCTAGAGGTTGGAAGAACTACTCGTGGAGACATTGGATATGTTGGGCATATTCCATCTACTACAATGCGTATTAGAAGATTGCGTGATGGATATGTTCAGGTTATTGGAAACAAGGTAGTGTATTTTAGAAACTTTGGGGCAACCAATCAAAATCCACTTGGAACAGATGCAAGGCCAAATGAGATTATTCATTTTAAAGAATATTCTCCATTAAATACTTTTTACGGAATTCCTGACATTATGTCGGCAATCGGATCATTGCATGGTGACCAACTGGCATCACAGTATAATATTGATTATTTCCAAAACAAAGCAACACCTAGATATGTTGTAACCCTTAAGGGTGCAAAACTTTCAGCGGAAGCAGAAGACAAGATGTTTCGATTCCTACAGACTGGGCTTAAAGGACAAAACCATAGAACACTTTACATCCCACTCCCAGGAGACTCTGATACCAATAAAGTTGAATTTAAAATGGATCCTGTTGAAAATGGAATTCAGGAAGCATCATTTAAAGAGTATCGCAAACAAAACCGTGATGATATTTTAGTTGCTCATCAAGTGCCTCTTTCAAAAATTGGTGGAGGAGATTCGTCCGCTATTGCTGCTGCACTTGCTCAAGACAGAACATTTAAAGAGCAGGTTGCAAGACCAGCACAAAGAAGTCTTGAAAAGATGATCAATAAAATTGTCAAAGAAAAAACAGATATCCTTGATTTTAAGTTTAATGAACTTACACTCACAGATGAAATTGCACAATCACAGATTATTGAAAGACTTGTAAAGACTCAGGTAATGCTTCCAAATGAAGGTCGAGAACTTCTTGGTCTTCCACAGATCGAGGGTGGCAATGAGCCTTTTCAACCAAAGCCAGAACAAGCAGCAAATGATAATGCAAACAGAGCACGGGACAGTGAAAGAACTAATAACCAGTCCGATGGAGCAGCCACAGTAAGTGGAAGAAATCCAAAGGGCGAGGGCAGAAAATCTGACGAACTGTCTGAATTGTCCGAATAGTAATACTTTAGCAAAAAAGGGTATATAATATAACAACCATGATTATATCTAAGGCACATTGGAATACAGATGGCGAAAATCTTCGTCTATCAATGCCATTTAATAAAGTCGACAAAGAGCGTAGAGTCGTATCTGGATTTGCTTCACTAGATAATCTAGACAAGCAGATGGACATAGTAACATCAGAAGCGTCAATGAATGCCTTTGCAAAATTTCGTGGGAATATCAGAGAAATGCACCAACCATTAGCAGTTGGCAAGATGGTTAACTTTAAAGAAGATAAGTATTTTGATCCAGAATCAAAGAAGTTCTACAAGGGTGTTTATGTATCAGCATACGTATCCAAAGGCGCACAAGATACATGGGAAAAGGTTCTAGATGGAACACTTACTGGTTTTTCTATTGGCGGAAGAATGAATAAATGGGATGATGGATATGATGAGAAGTCAGATACACAAATTAGAATTATTAAGGAGTATGATTTGATTGAGTTGAGTCTTGTAGATTCCCCAGCAAATCAGTTTGCAAATATTCTTTCTGTAGAGAAGGTTGACGGAGTAAATATTATTAAGGCAGATGAAACAGTTTTAGAAAATGTTTTTTACGACAACGAAAGTGGTATCGTAATATCATCTGAGAATGAGTCAGAAACCAGCCCAGTAACTGGAGAACAGATGACCAATATAGGGTTCGTTGAAAAAACGGATAATGAAAAAGCAAACATGATAAAATTCTTAGTTGATAGTGCTAAAGGCATTAAAACTTCTAAGATTAACAAGGAGGTAAGTCCTATGACAGAAGATACAAATACAGTTGCAGAAGTTATTGAAACCGAAGCAGTAGTAGAAGTAGAAAAGTCAGAGGTCGCTCCAGAGGTTGATGCCGTTGTTGAAACAACTGCAGAAGATATTGCTAAGTCTGAAGAGACTCCAGTATCTGAAGAACTATCAAAGTCTGAAGAGACAGTAGAAGTTCTTGCAGTTGAAGAAACAACAGAGGTATCTAAATCAGATGATGTAATTGTTGATTCAATTACAGAAATCAAGAATACCCTAACATCTGCCTTTAGCGATCTAGTATCAACAGTAAAATCTTTGCAAGCAGAAGTAGAACTTCTTAAGTCTTCAAAGGTTGATGTTGAAGTAGTAAAGGATTCATTTCAAGCAGTAGCAAAAGACATTGCATCTGTTTCAAGTGAGTTTAATGAGTTTGGTAAGCGAGTCGACGCTGTAGAAGCAGATACCGCTTTCCGAAAGTCTGGCGATCTCGGCGAGATAGTACAGAATCAACCTGAAATGGTTGAAAAATCCCTATGGGGCGGTAGTTTCCTCAAAACAGCCGACTTATTTAATTAAAAAAAATAATAAGTAAAAAATCACAGGAGGTGACAATATGTCGGAACAAAATATAGAAAAGAACCAGCCTGGAACATCAGGACAACTTGGTGGCACAGCCCCAGGATTGTATCAAGGACAAGGTGCATTTGCATCAGGTTCAGCAGCAGGTTCAAACGTACCAGGTAATTACAGCAATGATGGTGTTTTGGGTAATATCCCAACAGCCCTATCAGGAGTTACAGATGGTCCAAACGCAGTAAATCCTTCAGGTGAGGCTGGTAGCGGAATTCTCCGCCCAGAGCAAGCACGTCGTTTTATCGACTACGTGTGGGATGCTACAATCCTCGCCAAAGATGGCCGTCGCGTTACTATGAGAGCCAATACAATGGAACTCGAAAAGGTAAACGTCGGAGAGCGTGTAATTCGTGCAGCAGCGCAAGCAGTTGGAGATTACACAAACGCAGGTGCAACATTCTCAAAGGTTGAATTGACTACAAAGAAGATTCGTCTTGACTGGGAAGTATCTGCAGAATCACTAGAAGATAATATCGAAGGTGCAGCACTTGAAGATCACATTGTACGTTTAATGACAAACGCTTTCGGTAATGATATCGAAGACCTTGCAATTAACGGTGATGGAGCAACAGGTAACTTCTTGTCAATCATGAACGGTTTCGTAAACCGTGTAAAGACTGACGGAGATGCACATGAGTCAGTTGTAACAGTCGCTAATAACGCCTGGACAACAGATGTAATGCAGGATATTATCCTTGCAATGCCACGTAAGTATCGTGCTATTAAGTCTAACTTGAAGTTCTATGCTGGTACAGACGCATTCCAGGGAATCGTTAAGAATAACGGTACCCTAGCAGACGCAGTTGCCGAAGCATTTGCTTCACAGGCAGGCGGAACTCCAACAAATCGTCAAGCATACCTTGATGGTGGAGCACAGACATTCGGTGGAGCACGTACAACACGTGTTCTCGGAATTGACGTACAAGAAGTTCCTTACTACCCTGCAGGATATGTCGACTTGACATTCCCACAGAACCGTGTATGGGGCTTCCAGCGTGACATCACTGTTAACCGTGAATACCGTCCAAAGAAGGATACTGTAGAATATACAGTATTCGTTCGTTTTGGTATTCAGTGGGAAGAGCAGGATGCAATCGCATTCGCTGATGCTGCATCAGATGCATAATCTGTAAACAGTACACTTTAGGGGGAGTAGGAGTTAACGCTCTTGCTCCCCTTACTACTTATAATGATATAATACTAACAAGGAGGAATCATGGAAAATAATTTTGAAAACGAAGAAAACTTGTTTATTGACGAGTCTGTTATTTCTGCACCAGAATCACATTCTGTTCCAGAGATGGTAGAAGAGCCAGTATTTCAAGAAGATGTAAAACTAGATCCAGTTGAAGAAGAGAAGCATGATGATGTCATTGAGACACCAGTACATTCAGATCCTATTCCAGAGGTCCAAGCATTGGGTACCGTAAACGGAGCAATTGGTGTAACAACTGCACCAAAGGAATCAAGAAAGCCTGCAAAGAAAGTCGCTTCTGAAAAGAAAGATACTGTTGCACTTTACTCAACAAAAAATGTTACATGGTCAGGTGTAGGAAAAGTCTACCGTGGATACAACATTATTGACAAAGATGCTGCTGAAAAGTGGTTAACAAGATCACATATTCGCATCGCAGAACCAGAAGAAGTTGCTAAGGAATTTGGTAAGTAATTCATGGAGATATTGAGGGTTCCGCCATATGACAATATTCTTGTAAATTTTGTTGTCCCATCAGGTTATACTGATGCAGACATCTATGCAAGAGTAACAGATATGGCGGACCTTTCAGTAGAGGTTTTAGAATTTTTAGAATTTTCAACAGGAGATAATATAAATATTAATTTTCCTGGAAGATACGATAATAACTATAGAGTAGAAATTTTTACAATTGGCGAGGGTGAAGAATTAATTCACGAAGAATACTACGAACTAATAAGACCATATGTAGATCCAGCAACACTAGGAACTACTGCATCAGAGATTGCAGAGTACACAGTTTTAGAATTAGTAGCAAGATCAATCATTGACACATTTGTTCCAGAAGGTTTTTATAATAAAAAAGTTTCAGTTGTAGGAACTGGCAATGGCTCAGACTACTTCCCTTTATGGGAAAAAGTTTACAGAGTATTTAAGGTCTATGAGAATAATAAATTAGTTTATGATAGATCCACTCCAGATACAAATGAGTACGAATATATAATTACAGCCGACAAAACTGCAATTCAAAAAGTATATGGTGAGCAAATAAATCGATACGAATCAACTGCACCAAATCTTCCAACAGGAAGAGGAGACCTTGGCTACTATGGATATGAGGGTGTTGGTTTTCCTCAAGGATATGACTACACATTTATTGTTGATTATGGATACTTAACAGTTCCAGCAGATATTGAATATGCAGAAAAAATTTTGATAGAAGATTTAAAATGTGGAAAGTTAGATTATTACAAGAGATATGTAACAGCCTATAACACGGATCAATTTAGAATTCAATTTGATAAGACAATGTTTGATGGCACTGGAAACTTCTTAGTTGATAAGATCTTGGAGAAGTATGTTAGAACCATTGTCAAACCAGGGATAATTTAATGATATGCGAAGAGCCAGATTTTATCTTTCCAATGCAAGCAGATATTTTTTATCCAATTGTTTCTCAGGGTACATATGGAGAAATAAGCAAACAATGGATAATAGATAGAACTATAGCAGGTAACTTTATACCATTAAGCAAGGGTGGTAAAGAAGAAATAACACCCAATGTTAACATAACTAAAGAATCTATTTTAGTCTGTAGAGTAAAGAGTGACATCAGAATTTCTAGTAATGATGATAAGAATTCGGTAACAAATGTTATTGTTACAAACATTAGAGACAGACATTGTAATGAGATTTATATAGAAACTTCTGGACCACGAAAGAATAAGTCTACAATATATGAAATAGCATCACAAGAACCATACTTGGGCCCATTTGGATCTATTGAGTATTATAATGTTGTTTTGCGTAGGTCAGAGAATCAGGCAAGTGACGCATGATAAAAGTTAAATTTGACAATAGAGCATTTCAAAAAGAAATGAAAAACATTATTGATTACTCAACTGGATTTCTTGATGGAGTTCAGATAGGTAAAAAAGAATTTCTAAATACTCTAGGTCCAAAGGTTGCAGAACAAGCATCTCAATTTATTGATGCAAATGCTAGAGTAGACTATAAGTCACTTCACCATATTTATGAGTGGTCTCAAACTGGAAACCCCAGCGCTAGATTATTTGATATTAAAGTTACGGTTAGCAATCTTGGTCTATCTTTTACATCAGGATTTTCACAATCCAAATCAGTTAAGGATGGCTCTAGAGTTCCATTTGCAAATAAAGCAATGATTATGGAAAGCGGTAGGTCAGTAACAATTGAGCCAAGGTTTGCAGATTCATTACGATTTGAAGTAGGCGGAGAAGTAGTGTATACTAAAAAACCAGTAGTTGTAGATAATCCTGGTGGAGAAACTAAAGGTCAATTCTCAAATGTCTTTGATATGTTTTTTGCTCAGTATTTTTCACAAGCATTTTTAAGATCAAGTGGTCTTAAGTATTACTTTGAAAATCCTCAAATTTATAAGAAAAGCCTTTCATCTGGAAAGCGTGGCGGTAGATCAGTAGGCATTGCCGTAGGTTCTAGATGGATAGCAAATGCAGGAAAGGTGGCATAATGTCAACAACAGTATCAAATAACCCTATGCTATGGGTTAATGCTTATTTGAAAGAAAAGATCGAGCAAGAACTAAGAGTGAACTTTGACCCACTTTTTACAGTACCATTCTTCCCATCTACCCCAACAGCCCTAGAAGACCTGTATACATTATTTCCAGAGGGTGGAAGTATGTGCACATATGACAGAATGTTTAGAATGAGAAGAACTCCATTCCCACATATCAAAGCAGAGCAGGCTCTGTATTATTTTTATGCTATAGGAAATAACCCAGTTGTCACTATGATTCAGATACAGGAAGCAATATTTAGAATTATGGATCGTGAAGACGAAACAGCAGAAGAGTTGAACTCTTGGACAAAGGGTAAAAGCATAGGAGACTTAACCTGCAAGTTTTACTTCCATAGGTTTAAGATATATCAACTTGAAGAAATTAGAGATATCATTGATTTTGGCTCCGCCAGGACCTATGCAGGAAACAAAGTTATAGTAGATTTTGAATATCACCAAGACGAAAGTTTAGTAAAAAGAACCATCTAAAAGGCTGTTATAATTGATATTGAGGAAACAAGCCCTTTAATCTATAAAGAAAAAAGAGGTGAATAAATATGGCGTATACAAGAGGTACTAGCAACAACATTATCGTTGGAGCAGCAGCACTTTTTACACATAACGATGGCGTTCTAACAGACGCAGATCTACCAGCATACGAAGCAGCAACATCTTTCAGAGAATCTTTGTCAGATGATCTTGCCTTTACAAATGTTGGATACACAATGAACGGTCTTGAGATCCAGTTCCAGCCAGATTTTGGTGAAGTTCAGGTTGATCAGGTTCTAGACGTTGCAAAGTTGTACAAGCAGGGTATGCAGGTAAACCTAAATACCACATTTGCTGAAGCAACACTTGAGAACCTATTGTTCTCACTAGCAGGAAAAGATTCAGATCTTGCAGCATACAATACAGCAGGAGCAGGTTCATCTGCACTTAACCTTTCAGCAGGAGACATCGGAGAATGTCCAGTTGAGCGTGGTCTAGTTGCAGTGGGTCCTGGTACAGGCGATTGTGAAGCAGGTTCTTCAATCGAACGTATTTATGTAGCATACCGTGCACTCTCAATTGAGAATGTAACAGTATCTGCAAAGCGTGATGAGGCTTCAATGTTTGAAGTATCATTCCGTCTTCTTCCAAATGATAATGCATCATATGGTCGTATCGTAGATCGTACAATTCCAGCAGGCGCATAATACAACTTAATATATGAGAGGCTCAATCCTTCGGGGTTGGGCCTTTCTGTTTGGTATACTTATATAATGGCTACTGAAATATATAAAACAGGAATTATTCATTTAATGGATGGAACAGAACTAGAAATATCTCCACTTAAGATTAAATACTTAAGAAGGTTTATGTCTGAATTTGAAAATGTTAAAAAATCAAAGGATGATATAGAAGCAATTTCTGCATTATCTGTTTGTGCAAGAATTTGCATGAGACAATTTAAGCCAGACATATCTAACTCAGCAGAAGATTTTGAAGATGCAATAGACTTAAAGACTATATATGCAATACTTGAATATGCTGCTGGTATTAAAATAGATTCAAAGTCTGAAGAAAAAGTTAAAGAGCAGGCTGTAGAAAGTGGATCTTCTTGGGAAGACTTGGACTTAGCCAAACTTGAGTCAGAGGTTTTTTTGCTGGGGATTTGGAAAGACTATGATGAGTTAGAAAGATCACTATCTATGCAGGAGATGACGGCAATACTTAATCTCAAAAGAGAAGAAGATTACACACATAAAAAGTTTTTGGCTGCAATGCAGGGTGTAGATCTGGATAAGGGTAAAAACAATACCAATGCTTGGGAAGAAATGAAGGCTAGAGTCTTTAGTAAAGGTCAAGCAGCAGATTCAAAAGACATTGTTGCACTACAAGGAATCAATGCACAAAAGGCAGGATTTGGTATTGGTCTAGGATTAGAGTATGAGAGAATAAATTAAAAATAAGAGTGCCTTATGGTATAATTAACTAACAAACCTATGGAGGAATAAAATGTCAGAAAAGACAGAATCAAGATCAGTTACACTAATTGACGGAACAGTAGTTCCAGTCAGACCGCTAAAGATTTCATTGCTCAAGGAGTTTATGAAGCGCTTTGCTGACTTAACTGCAGTTGCAGAAGATAACGACAAGTCTATGGATGTTCTAATGGACTGCGTAGAGATTGCATTCAAGCAGTACAAGCCAGAGTTGTCTGCTGATCGTGCAGCACTAGAAGATAACATTGACCTACCTACCGTTTACGAGGTAGTAGATGCAGCATCAGGTATTCAACTTACAGATCCAACAGCACTACTAGCAGGAAAGTAAGTAAATAAGAAAATGGGGTGTTATGAAACGTGTCAGATGTAAATGCTAATATAGGTATTCAATTTGACACGGCTGGCGCTCTTGCACAGTTAAGACAGTTACAGGCTGGGCTAAGCAAGTTTAATCAATCCCTTACTGAGGGAAATGTTGCAGCAGCCAATGCACAAAAGGGTCTTAATGCTCAACTTATGCAGTCCATTAATGCGACTGGTAAGTTTGTTGCTTCTCAGAAAAATATTGCTTCTAGCACAACTTCTTTTACAGATTCACTTGAAAAGAATAAACTCAGCATGTCTGAGTACTTCAAGTACACTGGTGCAGCAGCAACGCTTAATAGTAAAACACTAAGAAATGTATTTGCACAAGAAAAAGATATTCTTAATCGTGCAATGAAAGATAGAGTTAAGTCTCTACAAACTCAGTATGTTCAGTTAACCAATGCAAATGGAGAATTGACAAAGGTTCTTCAGGTTGTACCAAAGCATCTTCAAATGGTAAACGGAAAATACGCAGACTATTCTACAAGAGTTCAGATGGCTGCTCAACGCCAGCAAATGCTTAACCAATTAATTAAGCAAGGATCAACACAACTTCTAAACTTTGGTAAGAACACACAGTGGGCTGGTCGCCAGTTAATGGTTGGTCTTACAATACCACTAACCATGCTTGGCGCAATTGCTTCTAAAACTTTTAGAGACATGGAAAAAGCAACGGTAGCATTTTCAAGAGTTTATGGAGACATGACAACAACACTGTCAGATACAGACAATGCCATAGCAGGAATTCAAAGATTGGCAAAAGAGTTTACAAAGTATGGATTAACAGCAGTAGAAACTATGGAAATGGCTTCAAAGGCTGCTGCAATGGGTTTAACAGGTGCAGCACTTGAAGCACAAGTAATTTCAGCAACAAGGTTGTCTGTGCTTGGTCAAGTAGAGCAGCAGCAGGCATTAGAAACAACAATATCTTTACAAAATGCTTTTGGTATTGCTTCTGAAGATTTAGCAAAAAAGATTAACTATCTTAACGCAGTAGAAAACCAAACTGTTCTATCTATTGAAGATTTAACAATTGCAATTCCAAAGGCTGGACCAGTTGTTAAGCAACTTGGTGGATCCGTTGAAGATCTTGCATTCTTTATGACCGCTATGAAAGAGGGTGGAATTAATGCATCAGAAGGTGCTAATGCACTAAAGTCTGGTCTTGCCTCTATGATTAACCCAGCAAAAAAGACAAGCGAATTTTTGGCTAACCTGGGCATCAATATAAAAGGAATTGTTGATAATAATGCTGGGGATCTAAAGGGTACAGTTATTAGTCTTGCAAGATCATTAGATACACTAGACCCACTTAATCGTGCTAGAGCAATTGAACAACTATTTGGCAAGTTTCAGTTTTCACGTTTATCAACATTGTTTCAAAACGTAACTAAAGATAGTTCTCAGGCTGCAAGAGCACTTGGCTTGGCAGGAGCATCTGTTGAAGAACTTGCAATCTTATCTGAAAGAGAACTTGGAAAAGTAGAAAATGCTGTTGGAGTAAAGTTTCAGAAACAAATTGAAAATCTAAAACTAGAACTTATTCCACTTGGTAAAGCATTCTTAGAAGCAGTTACTCCAATTGTTCAGTTTGCTGGAAAAATTCTTGCTAAGTTTAATAACCTTAGTGATGGAACTAAAAAGTTTGTTGTCGGATTTGTTGCTATTATTGGTGGTATTGCACCAGTTCTTTTGATGACTGTAGGACTTGTTGCTAATGGTGTTGCAAACTTAATTAAATTCTTTGGAATGCTCCGTGGAGGAATGGCCAAACTTAATGGTCAGAATAATGTTTTAGGTGGTGGATTTGATTACCTAACACAAGCAGAGATTGAAAATATGACTCAATCTCAAGCGCTACACGCATCACACAGAGAATTAATTACAACTTTTAATGTTGAAAAAAGTTCTGTAGATCTACTTGCAGCATCATATCAAAACGCAGCATCACAAGCAAGATCACTTGCAAGTAGTGCTCCATCACTATTTAATAGATCTCCAGGAGCAGCAGGTGCGATTAGCGGTTTACCAAAGAGCGTTCCAGGTTTTTCAAAAGGCGGGGTAGTTCCAGGAACTGGAAATAAAGATAGCGTTATCTCTGCTTTAACACCTGGTGAAGTTGTATTAACAAAAGATACAGTAAAGAATAATCCAGAGATTATTGCAGCACTTCAAAATAATTCAGTACAAAAGTATCAGAATGGTACTGGCGGAGGAAGTGCAGATATTGCTGCAAGATTAAGATCTCAATTTGTAGATAATGGTTCTGGAAGTGAAGCATTTCAGGGTAGAATAAAAACGCTTATTGATGGAGCAATGTCACAAACAGAGCGTGGCGTTCAAAGAGTAATTAGATACGCAGCGGAATCAGGAGTGAAAATCACTGCTGAGCAAACAGATCAAATAGATAACTATAGAAAAGAAATGCTTGCTTCTATTGAAGAGGCTGGTAATGCTCTTGTTAATGAAACCAAACTAACCAAGGATGAATTAAAAACTGCACTTAAATCTATGTCTCCTATTTCAGGCAGCCAGTCAAATACTTTTGACCTGATAGACAAGCATGGAGGACAAAATGCATCTGGCACATTTGGACACGTTGGCCAAACTAATAGAGTTGGTCTTGCAAGTTTAAAATCAATGAACGTAAAGCCAGAGGCTATGGCTCAGGCAGGGAAAATAGATGAATATTTTGCTTCAAAGGGAAAGCAAACTCCAGACTTTAGAGTGGCAAATGCTTTTGGTTTTGAGGGATTAAAACAAAAAACAAACAGAGATATGGCAAGCAAGGGTGGAGCAAACCCAACACAATTAATTTCTGAAATGAATACCCTAGGCGCCAACAAATGGAAAACCATGATGGGCGCAATTGGTGAAAATTTTGATAACTACAAAACACAGTTAGAAGCCTTTGATCAAAAGTTAATTGCAAATGTACAACAATGGTCTGCAAAAAATCCTGGTAAAAATATTACAGATGGAATATTTGAAGAAATAACAAATACAACTGTTCAAGAAATCACTGCTCTTCATCCAGAATTATCTGGAATATTTACCAAAGCAAAAAATACAATAACAGAAATTAGAATTTCCGTAGGTAAAGAATTAGATGCCCTTAATGCTTATTTAAAACAATCTGGCATGTCAGGAATTGGAACTAGTACAGGAAATACAAAATTATTAAATAGAGCAGGTAGAACTGCAGGAACAAATTTAGGAACAGTATCAAGGGCTGGTTCAGATATGGGAAGCGCCGTAATTGAAGGTGTTCGATCTGGACAAGGAACTGCTGCAGCATCTCCTTCAAAGAAGGGTGTTGACGCAGGTAAAGAAGTTGGAGATGGGATTGCAATAGGATTGCAAGCATCAGAAAACAAGGTTAAATCTCAATCCTCAAAACTTGGTGATGCAGCCATACCAAAAGATAATAAGTCAAAGGTAAATACTGGAGATAAGGGATACTTTGATAGACTAAATACTCCAGGGACTATGGATGAAAGACAAACAATTAAGTCAATGGACCGTCAGCGTCGCAAAATTGCTAAGCAAAAGGCTCGCGTTAATAAAGCGGGTGGCATAAATCCATTAGCAACAGCAACTACACAAACAGCAAATGTAGCAACTCTTGCCTCTGAGCAAGCAGAAGAAGAATTTTTGCTTAGAAGAAAAATTGTTAATTCTTTAAAGAGCACAGTTAAAGCAGCCTCAAGTATTCGTAATAGTTCAAGTAGAACTGCTCGTTCATCTGTTAGTGTTCTAGAATCTCAACAAAATATTGAAAACAACACAGACCTCACTGAGAGTGCGACAAAGAGTCAAACACAGGACACAATTAGAGCGTCAGACCTTACTGAAGCAACAACTAAAAATCTTGAAAGTTCTTTAGCCTCAACCAAAAAGGCAGCACAGTATGATGATGAAATTGAAGCAAATAAAAAGAAACTTGCTGAACAGGGTAGACAAGAAATTGCAGCAAGATCTACTATGTCTCAAATACCTATGGGTGCTCAAACAGCAAGTGGTTTTGTAAATCCAGCAACCGCGATGGGCTATGCTGATGCCTACGATGCATCTGGAGAGTTTACTCGTGACAAGAGAGGCTCAGTTCTTTTTGATCCAGAAACTGGTCAACCGACAACAATGTCTCAAAAACAAATTACACAAAAAAGAACTGGAATGCGAGTAGAAAAAGTTCAAAAGTATTCTGGAAAAGCAGCAGGAGCACTTGGTACAGCAGCAATGGTTGCTGGTATGGCAGGAGCACCACCACAAGCAACTGCTGCTTTAGGTACTGGCGCAATGGTTGCTCAAATGGCTCCAATGATTACAAAGTTAATGTCTAATCCATACACAGCAGCAGCCGTTGCTCTCGCTGCAGTTGCAGGCAGTGCATATCTACTTAATAAAAAACTTGAGGGTACTGCTGCAGCAATAGCAGCATTTACAAGAACAACAACAGTATCAACAGACATGTTAAAGAAAATTGGAGAGCAAACTGGTAAAGTAGGCGCCAATGAATTAATGAATCGCAAAAGGGCTGGAGGTTCTCTAAATACTTATATTCAAACTGGCCGTGATGGTACAACTGAAGCACAAAAGTTTTTAAGTGGAAATGCTGGAAAAGAATTACAAAAAGCATTTAAATCAAATGCAGCAAAAAATGGAATGGACATTGCTTCACAAGACTTTGCTCTACAAATTGCTGCTGCGATATCTGATGGAACAATACCACAAGACCTTGGAGGAGAAATTGCCTATCAAATGGGCGTTAATCTAAAAGACTCTGTAATTGGAATTAAGATTGATGGACAAATTAGAAAACTTATTGGCACAGATGGTCAAAACTTAGAGGATCAACCTCTAGAAGTGAGAGCCAGATTAGCATCTGAAGGAGCATCAAGGGCTAGCAGTCTTATGTCTGAGATACAAAATAAAAAGGTAGATTCAAAAGGCATTGGCTTTATGGATAATCCAATCTTTACAGGTTCATATGTAAAAATGCTAGCAGGATCATCCTCTGGCTCAGACATGGCAGCAGAACTTGCAGTTGTAGGTTCTTCAGCAATTGAAAATGCACAAGCACAAGCCGATGCAATGTCGGTATATTATGACAAACAACTACAAACATTAAACAATGAATTATTGGCAACAACCAATAAAGAAAAGCAAGCAGAAATACAAGCAAAAATTCTTGCAATGACTACAGAACAAGAATCTGGAATGTCAAGAATGAATAATCTTGTTGCTGCACAACTAGTCATTCAGTCAAATATTGCAAGTAAATTAATTAACGAAAATGTAAAATCAGGATTTACAGCCAATACATTTATTGATGATTCTAGAAGAAGAGAAGATGCATTCTTTGACGCACAAAAATCAGATGTCAAGGCTAAGTACAAGGGAACTGCTTATGAGTCTTCAGCACAAAGAGTTCTTGACCTTGGCGCAAAAGCCGATGAGGATAAGTCCTTTGCTAGTAAGCAAGAAGGAAGAACATTTGAGGCAAAACTAAACTTCATAATGCAGTCTGGACAAATGAATCCAAACCAAGTAGAAACTATGATGAAGATTTTTGAGGGAAACCTAAAAGAAATGGACACCGCAATCAACATTGGACTTAGAACCCATGGTGGAGCAAAGATGGCAGAACTTGCATCAATGCTTCAGGGTGTTGGTAAAAAGAAGGCCCAATCAATTATTATTCAAATGGCAAGAAAGGATCCAAAAGAATTTGATAAAGTAGGAAAAGCCTTAGCAATACTTCAAAGATCAGATGGCATGGAAGTAGATATGACAGCATTTATAAATACTGTAGGTATGCCAGGGCTAGAAAAGTTATCTAAAAAACTTGATGCAATTGAAGCATTGCCAGATCCAATTGAGAAGGTTATAGATTTACAGAATACTGGTTTAGGCAAAGAAGAACTTGATGGACTAGCAAAAAATTGGGACTACTATAAATCACTAGACCCAGCAGTTAGAAAAGAAGCAATAGAGACATATACTACAATTTTTGAAACAGGAACTTCCTTTAAAACAAATGCAGAAAGAGATGCTTGGGCTAGAATACAAGCAGAAAAGGCTGCAGCGATGGTGCCCAAGGAGCAGGCTGCTTCAGTTTATACTACCACTCTTAAATTGTTAACAGTTGGAGCAGACGGAAAACCTTTAGATATTAATAGTCCAGAATATAAGATAGCCGTTGGCCAACTTGCCCAAACTGGAACCGAAGCAGTCCATGTTGCAAAAACAAAACTTACAGGAAAAGATGGAGGTCTTGAAGATGATGACAAGGGAGCAAAAGAAAGAATAACGACATATGACGAATTAAATAAGCGCCTTAGAAATGTTAGACTTGCAGCACTTGATGCATCTGGTGGTATAGAAGAACTACGCAAGGCTCTGGCAAAAACTGGAATAAAAGCAATTAATGATCAATTCAGAGGTCTAGAGCAACAATTAATTAAGACTGGTAAGGCTGGTCAGTTTGTAGATTACTTAGCAGGTTTGGATCAAAAAGAATTAAACAAGTTTGGAAAAACTGCTACTAAAAACGGAATCAATCCAATCACTGGAAAGAAAGACTCTAAGGTTAAGAAGGGAGACTTCCTTCTAAATGAAGATGGCAAAACAATGGAAAAGGGATTTAATAAGGCTATTTCTGGAGACTTCAATGTAGCACAACTTAAGTCTGTAACACTTCAAGAGCAGTTAATAAAAGCAAGAAGAAAACTTATTGTCCTAGGCTTTCAAGAAAAAGATATTCAAACAATGCTAGCAGATGAAAACTATCGCACTCTTATTGCTACAGGTAAAATTACGGATGCAGAGTTACGAACCAATGCTGCACTTGCAGCACGGAATAGAATAACAGCAAATTCAGAGTCTTTGTTGACAAGAACTCAAGTACCGATAGATGCTGCTAAAAATGCTGAAAGAATTCCAGATGTTGTAAAAATGCTTGAAGTGGCTGGAGTTAATGCTGAAGCAATTAGAACTGCTATGTCTGATCCAGATATGCTAAACGAATTAATTATTGGAATGGATAGTTTTGGAGAAAGTTCTCAAGAAGTAAGAGATAATTTTCAACTTGCATTAGGATATCTAGATGAAATGCCAAACTCTAAAGTTGTAAAATTAGTATTTGAGCAAACAGATGCACAAAAACAAATTGCTGGAGCAGACGCTGCTGCTGAACTATTTGATGCTTATAGAACTATTGATGAAAACACTATTAAAAGTGCAGAAGGAAATACATATGCTGGATTGCAATCACTTATGGCAAGTGTAAATAACCAAGCAAAAATTGTTCAAAACTCGATCAGTTTAACTCAATCTAAAATAGATACACTTCAGCAAGAAGTAGATAAAGACCAAAGAGATATTGAGACAAACTTTACAAGACCTATTGAGGCAAAACAAAGATCTATGGACAAACTAGCAAGGTCAGCGGAGTTAAACTTTACTAGACCAATACAGGCTTTACAAGATAGATCTTCTGTGCTTGCTCAAGACTTAAATGTTATAAATAATGCTGCAGAAAAAATTAATGAAAAATATGATGCTCAGCAAGAGTCTTTATCTAAGGTTGCAGAAATTAATCAACAAATTATTCAGCAACAACAACAGCAATTAGGTTTAGCGGGAGCACTTTCAACTGGAGACATTTCTGCAGCAGCCAAGATTGCTCAAGATATGAGAGCAGCAAGTGCATCTAACTATGCTCAAAACTCACAAGAGGCTTTGCAGCAAGCAAGAGAAAATGAAATTAATAATCTTCGTGGCGGTGTAAGTGGAAAAACACAAAAGGAAATTAGTGAAGAACAATATCAAATTGGACTTAGTGTTTACAATTTAGAACTTGAAAAATCAAAGGTAGATGCAGAGATACTAAGAATTCAAGATGAAATTTATGCACTAGAGCAATCTAGATTAATAGCACTAGACGCTATACAAGTTAAAACTGATGCAATAGCATTGATACAAAACACTACTTTGCTAGCCCAACAAAACCAATTAAAAGCACTGAATGATCAAAACCTTGCTTATCAAACTCAAAGTGATAAGTTATTTAAGGTTATTGAGGACCTTGATAATACTCGAATTGTATCTGAAAAAACTAAAAATCAATGGATAGCAATTAAAGCAGAGGCAACTGCTCTTGAAAAAATTGCATCTGGAGATTTAGCAAGAGCCTTAGCAGTAGCAGAAACAGCATCTGGAACAATTAAGGGTGATTGGGAAGCAACAAGAGATGCCTATAATGAAATTAAATCTAAGAAAGTTGAAATTACTAAATACATTAGAGAGGTTTTGCTTGGCAAAAATGAAAAATTTCCAGAAGACAAAGCAGAAACAAAGACAACAACAACGGGTTCAGTTGCAGGAGCGGGTGGATCAACTTTAGAAAACTATAGACTAAATGAATTAGCAGCAGCAAAGAGGGCTTCAGAAGCAAGTGGCTACCGTGGTGGCTCAAGCCTATACAACACTCTTGCATCTGGAGGAATGGTTAAGCCTAAATATTTTGCAAGTGGTGGCCTATCAATAGGAACTGATACAGTCCCAGCAATGCTAACTCCTGGAGAATTTGTTATTAAAAAATATGCAGTAGACAGTTTTGGAGTAGATGGCCTTAAGGCAATAAATAATGGAACATACGATGGCGACTCAGTGTATAATTATAGTATTAATGTTAGTGTAAAATCAAATGCTGATGCAAATGAGATTGCTAGATCGGTTATGACACAAATTAAGAGCATTGATAATCAAAAACTTAGGGGGACTAGAATTTAATGGCAACTAACAACTATATGTCTGGAAGAAAAAAATATGCTAGACCACAGGCAATGCTTTTTGCAGATAATCCTGGTACTAAGATTAATGGTTTCTATGTCCCAGATGGTAGCGAAATAGGGTCATTAGCAGCCTCTGAAGGGGCAAGTGGGGAGTTTATCCTACTCTCAGATGATAATAGGTCTGCTATAGACTTTAAGCAGGTAAGAATTGAAAAACGGGAAAGAATGATCAATGGCCGTATGAGATCTTATCATATTGCAGATAAACTACAGATAAGTACATCCTTTGATATGCTTCCATCAAGGGCTTATGATGCAAGCGCTAACTTTGATATTAATGGAAATGCAGACATGATGTCAAGCCCTTCTAGATTAAATCCCCTAGAATTTACAACAGATGGTGGTGCTGGTGGTGTAGAACTATTAGACTGGTATGAAAAGCATAATGGATCTTTCTGGGTATATCTTTCATATGATAAATATACAAATTTTACCGATACAGATATAACAAGCATTGACACTAGGTTTAATAATTTAAATAAATATAGCGAAATTGTTGAAGTATTTTTCTCAGACTTCTCCTATTCAGTTAAAAAAAGAAGTGGTTTAAACTTTGATTTTTGGAATGTTTCTTTTTCATTGGAAGAAGTGTAATGATTAACAATCCAGATTTGCTAAATTATATAGAAACAAGTTCTTCAATCAAGAGTCAATCTGCAGTTATTGCTGAATGGAATATGAATATACCATCAAACATTCTAGCGATTGGGAACTATAGATATAGACCTACAGATATTTCTTCTGTTTATAGAACAATACCAAACACATTTGATGCCTCTGATTCTGGTAATGCTTCAGAAGCAATTAAATATTATACTGGAGCAACAGATGCAGATGTAACTATTGATGGAGGGGTTGATAATAATAACCTACCTATCACTCTGGTATCTAAAAAAGATAAATTAAAACTACTATACTCTTTAGAAGATTGCCTTAGACCATTTAGGCCAAGATCTGGAATTAATAAAGCAACATATTTAAATGGTAAGTTTTTGCACAACCAAAACATTGATATGTCACAAAGACCAAGATACTATATGCCAGATAAGGATGATAAGTTTAAATACTGGACATCTTATAGAACAGAGGATAGCGTTGAGTATGGTATTGCAAATAAAACAATTAATAATCAGCACAGAATAGAAGACACTGCTCCATTTGTTGTTTACAAAAATCCAGTACCAGCCAATAGGCTTGTTGTAAAAATGCAAACGCATACTGGAGAAATAGACTCTGGAAACTTTTCAAATTTATCAAACACTTTTATAGATCCGTATTACGGAGAAGAGAATAAATCTACGCCAGTAATTTGGAAGATTCAAGTTTTAAAAAATAACAGTTGGGTTAATGTTATTTCTTTTTCTGGAAATGATAAAAGAAAAGATGGAACACCTGTTATTGGCTCAGATGGATATGTTGAATTATCTTATGGCTTAGTTATACCAAATGCTTATGCCGATAGTTTTGTTTTTCTTGGAGAGTTAATGTCAGAAACACTTCTTCCAGAAAATCCTAGCAATGGAGATGCATTTTTTGTATCGACTGATACTTCATCCGTTGGCATTTATTATATTTGGAGTGCTAATGACTGGAGAACTTTTGTTCCCGCATATTCCTGGCAACTTGCTGAAGAATCTGTTAATACTTTAACTAACTTTGTTACAGATCTTACAAGCCCACAACTATACTCAACTAATAGTGGAAACAAATATAAAGAATTTGAATATATCTCTGGAATAAGAATTGTTGTAGACACTATGAATAAGTTTGATTCAACCTTCGATTTAATAGAGATGTCATCTAGGCTTACTGCAAATTTATCAGATAGAGTTCTTAATTTTTCAATAAATAAAAGTGCCTCTGATTTAGGCGTTAGCGGTCTACCAGTAGGACAGTTGCTTGCTTCAACTGGTAAGTTGTCTTTGTTTGATTTTGACGATTCCTTTAATATTAATAATACTAACAGTATTATTAGTAACCATATATCTAAGAATATTCAGTTTAAGTTTTATGAAATAATAACAGATCCCAACAATATAGATTATTATTTGCCATTAAAAACCATGTACTCTGATGGCTATCCGTCAATAGATAATGCTTCTAAAGAGGTTTCCTTTACTTTGAGAGACCTATACTTTTACCTTGAATCACAATCTGCCCCACAAATACTATCTACTGGTGTTTCAGTAAATGCAGCAATTGCTCTGCTTTTAGATTCTGTAGGGTTTTCTAATTACATTTTTAAAAGAGTCGTTAACGAACAAGAAATGATTATTCCATACTTCTTTGTGCCACCAGAAAAAAGTGTTGCTCAAATTTTGCAAGACATAGCGATATCAACGCAGACGACAATGTTTTTTGATGAATACAATAATCTTGTAATGCTAAGCAAAGACTATATGCTCCCATCTGAAACTGATAGGGCTACAGACTTAACACTCTATGGGTCAGTAGATTCTATAAATGAAGACGAACTTAAAAATAAAAATACAAAACCAAAATTAGCAAACATAATGGAAGTTACATTAAGTAATAATGAAGTCTACAATGATGGAAAAATAGTATATACATCTAGACATATACAGAGATCTGTTGGTAGCATAAAGCAAGCAAGTCTAGTTGATAATGAAAAGACATGGATATACAAGCCAGTTCTTTTGTGGGAAGTTGCGGGTACAGAAAATACTAAATCTATTAATGGTGAGGTTGGGAATCAATCTACATATATGCTTAGCGCAATACCACTAAACTCTGATTTATCCAATAGCACTCCTTCAGTTGCTAGTGGTAACATACTTAACAATGTTATGGATTTAGGTGAAGGTGTTTACTGGATTACAAGATATAATGGATACTTTTATTCCAATGGAGAAATATTAAAATATGATGCAGTTCAATATAATGTATCTGGTACTGGTGATGTCTGGATAGGAAGTGTTCAAGAATATAGCAAGTACCTTTCATCTTTGCCATTTAATGGAAAGATGTATCCTACTGGATTAGTAAAGATTTATGCAGAACCTAACTATGAAGATAATAATGGTGTTTATAAATTAAAGGATGGCCCAGTTGCAAAACATGGTCGAGGTCAGTTCGGCACACCAATTGTTAATCATACCGCAGGACTTGATCCTTACTGGTTAAATAATAATAATATTCGTGGATGTACAATGGAGTCTAAATATTTATTTGGAAGTGAAGCAAACCCTCCAACAACAAGTGCTGGAGTTGCAGGAGTTAACAATGTTTTGGCATCAAAAACTACAAGAAATGGAATTATTAAAAACTTTTTGTCATCTAAATATATATCAGAAACACAAGTTAACTCTTTGCTGTCTACACAGACAGGAACAATTCAATCATCAGCACTTGTTATGAATGGCCCAGGGTTTACCACAACAGAGTCACCTACTGACTTTATATCTTATGTTTATAAACCTTTAAATGATAAGTACAAACATTTTGGAACACGAATGAGAGTTATTGGTAAAATTGAAAATGATTCAAATCGTGGACAAACACCAGTTGGTGGTTCTACTTATTTTGTTGTTCCTGGAACCACCCCAGATAAAAATATAAACATTACTGGTGGTTCTGGTGGTCTTGGTGTAATGATTAATCCATCCACAAATAATGGCTACTATTTTGAAATTGTTGCTCTAGGAGCAAACAACTTAGATAGCACACAAAAAGCAAATGTACATAATGTTTTATTTTATAAGATTGAGCAATCAGAAGGAAAGGCTATACCAGTAAAACTTTGGGAAGGCCTTACAAATATTATTGTGGATGATGGAAATTTTACTGGTCAATATCGCATGGCTGCGGAGACAAATCCAACGGTATATGATTTGTCTGTTGAGTACCAGGAAGTTGGAAACTTAAGAAGATTCTTTTTATATTTAAATAATAACCTTATTGCAACAGTAGACGATACAAAACCTCTTCCAGTTTATAACAATATGGCACTCTTTGTAAGAGGTTCATCTAGAGTTATGTTTGAAAACATTTACGCTTTAGGTAATAACTATTCTCAGAACACAGCATTTCAACTAGATGCAACACTCGGAGATGTATTTGGTGACTCAGAACTTAATGCAAACGATTCATTTAGAAAGTACGCCCTTAGTGGAATAATTCAGTCTACTTATTTAACTGGAATAAGTTCTTCAGAACCTCCTAAATTTAATGTATATTTTGAAGAGTTTGGAACTATAATGAGAGAAGCAGCCTCTTTTAATATTAAATATGACAAGGCTTATCCAGCACTATATGCAAAACTATCTCCGACCTTTAATAGACTAAAAGGGTATACAGTTTCTGGATTTAAGGCAGGATCGTATGGAGCAGAATTTTTAATCTTCAACTCAACAGATACTGCATTAAGTTTAGATGAAAGCAGTGGTAACTATTTAAGAATTCAGGGTATAACATTTACGCAGCAGTCAGATTCTGATCTAACTGTAGATGAGTATTTTTCAAAGAATAGTGATTTATCAGATATACAGCCTAGCCAAACAAGCCTTGTTGCGTCGCCTTTTAAAATTGCAAAAGACTACCAAGATATAAAACTAAGTAGAATGACATATGGCAAAAAAGATTTTTCTCTGCAAGTCCCATATGTTCAGTCATACGATGATGCAGAAAACCTAATGTCTTGGGTAATTAAAAAAATTATGAAGCCTAGAAAATCTATTGGATTAAAAATATTTGCAAACCCCTTGATTCAACTAGGAGACATTGTTGCTGTTGATTATATAGAAAACGGTATTGACAAGGCAGGAACTAAAGACTCTAGATTTGTAGTGTACAATATAGAATATTCTAAAGATGGTAATGGACCAGACATGAAAATATTTTTAAGTGAGGTCGTCTAATGGCTATTGAATCAACAGCAGATCAAGCACAACAGCACAGTCATGATGCTGCTGGTTTAGCAGTTAAAGCAGCAACACCTGCATTAATTGCATTAAGCAATCTACCTTTAGAGATTGAGATTATGACAGATCTAATCTTTGAAGATATAGGTGGTCAAGAATTAATAAATATGTCTAGAAATGACATTATTAGTGGGCAAGACTTAATGTATAGCCCAATTAAAAATATGCAAGATCTATACCTACAGTATAATTCTAATAATATTATTAAACTTGAGAGTAGTGCAGACACATATTTTAAAAACTTTACAATCAAACTAGAAGAAAAACTTCCAGTAGGTGGTACTGGTCCATCAGGGGAAACTATATATCTAGACTCAGTAACTGGAGATTTAGTGATTAATCTTTCTTTTATTGAAAAAGACGAGCAAGTAGAAGTTCAAATATTAAATGATGGAAGCATTATTAATGATACAATATACGGGGCGGGATAAAAATGATAACTAATACAGGTAAAAATATTTTAGCAAAATATCTAGTGGGGCAAGCACCAGCATATGCCTCATATATTGCTATCGGCTGTGGCGCAAAGCCACTAGCCTCTGATGGAGTTCTTGGTGATTACTCACTAAAGGAGTCCCTTGATTTTGAAATGTTTAGAGTTCCAATAACCTCTAGGGGATATGTAACAGAAAACGGCCAATCAAAAATTGTATTTACTGCAGAACTACCAACGGAAGAAAGATATGAAATTACAGAGGTTGGAGTCTGGTCGGCTGGATCCAATCCAACAGCAGGTTCATCTGATAGTAAGACCATCTATTCTTTTAATAATAATGAAAATTGGGAATATCATAATGAAACTTCTTCAGCATCTATACCAAGTTACTATGTACCATTAGACACCAATGACAACATAATTAACATAACAGATACAGTTTTTTATACCAACGCAGATAACAAAATTTTTACAAACCAAGAAAGAGTTAACAGGTATGAAAGATGTAGATTCTTAAATAACATTCTTGTTATTCGTGGAGATATGACAACAACATCTGTCGTAAGCAATAGAATAATCATTCCTTCAAACTCAAAACATGTTCACTTAACAGGTGCAGGACTAGACTTTAATAGAAATGCACCAACAGATGATCTTAGATTAGCATTTTCAGTAATTAACAAAGATGGAGAGTCTACTATTCAACCAGACGAAGTTAGGATTATGTTGGAGTTTGCTCAGTCTGATGTTCATGGAACTGGAGAATATGCAAGGTTTGAGGTAATTATAAAAGAAACAGATTTAGGTGTAGACTTTGCAACAAACAGATATTTTATATCTACAAAAAAGTTTGAAGATCTATTTAAGAGTAGCGGATTTACCTGGAATGTTGTTGATGTAGTTAAATTTTATGTTTCAGTAATAAAAGATGGAGTACCATCAGACGATTACTATGTTTGTATTGATGCATTAAGACTAGAAAATACTACATCTGTTAATCCACTTTACGGCTTGTCTGGATACTCAGTTATTAAAAACCTAAATGCACAGACAATTGTTAAGGCTCCTAATACAACAAACCATATAGAGTTTAGATTTGGCATGGATGTGTTGTAATGGCTGAATCTATTATTAAAAAGGTAGTTGTTGCAAAAAAAGATCTTCCTGCATTTTCTGCAGAAAACAACTCTTACTCTGTAAGATATAGAATAGTTTCACAGGATAAGAATAGATTTTCTCATTGGTCACCTTATTATTCTGTTACTAGACAAACATCGCCAACAGTGTCCTGCTCTGTAACTGTTTTAGATGGAGTAGTTAACATGGTATGGAAACAGCCAACCGATCACATTATAAAAGAGTTTGATATTTATTTTAAGATAGATTCTGGCAGTTGGACTTATGTATCGACTGTCCTGTCCACACAATTTTCTACCCTAATAGATGAGTCAGCAACATCAATAACAGCAGCAATTCAGTTATCAACCTACCCAAAGCAATACCTAGAACCTGCTGTTATTTTTACTTCTGCACTCATAACTATTTAAAACATCAGGAAGGGTTTAATGGTATAATTATATAACTATGGCAAAGATACCCTTACCTGAGCGTGGTCAACCACTAGATGTAACATATATTTCTCAAATGGCTCAAGCAATTAACCAATTATCAACAGCAGTTTCTCCAGCAACTTATAAATATACATCAGTAGATACCCCAAATGCTGGCAGACAAAATTTAAAGGCTACTGAGGCAAGAATTATCGGTGGTAATGTTCGTGTTGTTAATAGTGGAACTATAACCGCTGGAGAAGAAAAATCTTTTACTTATTCATTTCCTGGAGAATTTAAGTATACTCCAATTGCAACAGCAACACCTATAAATACTGGCAATACTGTTGCTGGAAAAAATGTAACAGTTATTTTAAAATCAATAAATACTTCAGGCCTTGAAGGAATTGTAAGATTTAATACATCTGGAGATGTTTCAGTTGATGTTAATATTATTATTATAGGAGTACCTAATTAGTGCTAAAATGCCTAAGATGTAATGGAAGAATGTTTATAGATAGACAACACAGCAATATTGATCACATAGAGACCTATTGTATTTCTTGTGGATCAAGAAAATATTTTCATCCACCAAAAGAATCTTCGGAGGGGGCATGGCTACTAAAAAAGGAACTATTGAGAGCGAAGGCTACAATGTCCTCCCTGTAATTTTAGGGAATAAAAAAGTTTGGTTTCTTAATGGAGACCTAGTAAGAATACATCATCTAAATAAATCTAACGGAATTATGTCTGTTTATAATATAAATAAAGATCATCTTGAAAGTTGTTTAGTTAGTGATTTTAAAAACAAAAGAGAAAGAGCCTATACAGTTGGACAGACTGCTGATTTAGTTAATCGTCATAAAAAATATATGCCATCATTAATGAAACGAGGAGTCATTCCTTTTCCTACTGGATCACAAAAGGGTGGAAAAACTGGGTGGCAAGTTAGGTCCTATTATTCAGAATCGCAGGTACGAGAGATTCGTGATACACTTGCTACATACCATATTGGTAGACCAAGAAAAGACAAATTAATAACAAATGATATTACTCCTAGCCAGCAAGAGTTGACACGGCGTATGGGGGACGGTATACTTACATATACGAGAACTGAAGATGGAAGATTTATCCCTATCTGGGCCGAATCTATTTAATAGAAAAGGGTATGAAATGGAAAACGAAGAAACTAAGGTATCGGTAACACTAGGCTATACACTCAACTTGGGAAATTTTCAATCACTAAGACTTGATCTTGGTATTGTTGACTCTAAGCGTGATGGAGAAAATACTAACGATGCCTTTGAGCGTGTATACAAGTTTGTTGAAGATAAGTTGACCGAAAAGATTAACGAAGCAAAAGCAGAAATTAACGAATAATGGCTGAACGCAAAGACCGAATGGCTTTGCTTTCAAGATACAGCAAGTATCATACCGCAAGGTACAAGTTAAAGCCATCACTTAATTTAAATGTAGAGCAGTGGGCTTCCGATGCCCTTATAGAGTCTTATGGACTTGGAGGATGTTATGATTTACTTGAGTATTACTTTGTTGTTTCTCAGTCTCCTACTTGGAATTACTTTGCGTACAATGCGGAAAAAATACTACAAGCAAAACTAGAAAAAGAGCAAGATGTTAAGGAACGAATTGAGCGTAGGAGAATGGCTAAGGAGTGGTTAAGTGAATAATACAGAGGCAAAACTAATCTCAGCAGTTATTAATGATAAACAAGTGCATGTTTTATTGCAAGCAAATGTTGATAATTTACTTAGAACTCACAATGATGTTTGGCTCTTTATAAGAAATTATTTTGAGCACAATAAAGCAGTACCACCAATGTCACTTGTATTGGATAAGTTTAGAGACTTTCAGCCAGTAGACGGCGTTGGAGCAACAAAGCATCACCTGGAAGAATTACAGACCGAATATCTAACCGATAGCCTTAAGGATATTTTAAGGTCTGCTGCAAGTGATGTTCAGGCTGGCAATGGAAATAAAGCCCTTGATGGTTTAATTACAGATACATCTGAACTCAAAAAGAATACTTCGGCAATTCGTGATATTGATGTTACTGACCTACAGTCTGCCATACTATATTTTGAAAATCTAAAAGAACAGCAGGCCCTCGGTCATGTTGGTATTAAAACAAATCTACCAGGATTTGACAACTACTTACCTTCTGGAATTATGCCAGGGCAGTTAGGAGTCTTTCTAGCATACCCAGGTATAGGAAAGTCATGGATGGCTCTATACTTTGCTGTACAGGCTTGGAAGCAGGGTAAGACACCCCTTGTAATTTCACTTGAGATGTCAGAAACAGAAGTTCGTAACCGCGTATTTACAATTATGGGTGAAGGTCTTTGGTCCCACAGAAAACTTTCAAATGGTGATGTTGAACTTGACACTCTAAAGGCGTGGCATGCTAAGCATCTACAGGGTAAGCCAGAGTTCCATATTATTTCAAATGATCAGGGTGGAGAGATTAATCCTTCAGTACTTCGTGGAAAGATTGATCAGTACAAACCAGACTTTGTAATCGTTGACTACCTTCAATTGATGGCTCCTAACCAGAAGTCAGACAATGAAACGGTACGAATGAAGAACCTTTCAAGAGAACTTAAACTAATGGCTATTGGTGAAGAGGTTCCTATTATTGCTATTTCATCTGCAACACCAGATGATGCTAATGATCTAACAAGTGTTCCTACATTGGGACAAACCTCCTGGTCAAGACAAATTGCCTACGATGCTGACTGGGTTATTGCACTTGGTCGTGCACAAAATAGCGATGTTATTGAATGTGCATTTAGAAAGAACCGTAATGGGTTTATGGGAGACTTTCTTGTCCAGGTTGACTTCGATAAGGGATACTACAGGTACAAAGATTTTGAGGATAAAAATTAATATATACAGTTATAATATGGTATGGACAAAAATCAGGCAATCCAGCCACCCACCTTTTTCCATCACAAGTCTATCAAAAAGTTCTATTTAGAAGGAATAATAAACGATGAGGCTTCAATAGGAAGACTAAAAGAAGAATATATAAGACTAATTGTATTAGAAATGAAGTTGACTGGTTATGTTCCTAGAATAGATATTGACACAGACTTCACAATAGGGTATAATGAAAAGAAGCAATATTTTGAATTTGAATTATCAATACACGGAGTATACGCAGGGAAAAGGAATAGCGAATGGATAGCAGGAATAGACGGAAGCAAGGTAATAACTACACACAAGAGCAAGTCAAAAGAATCCTTACAGGAACAGGTGTAACAATTGAGTCAGAGGTGGACTCTGACTATATAGTTTTTTGTCCATATCATAATAACACTAGAACCCCCGCAGCAGAAGTTGATAAATTTAATGGCACATTCTTTTGTTTTTCCTGTCACAAGGTAGCAAGTTTAATAGAGTTTGTAATGCACATGTCTGGAAGAACATATTTTGAAGCAACAAGATTTATTAAGGGAAAAGAAACTGAGTCAGACCTAACAAAAGAAATTAATAAACAGTTGTATGACAAGCCAGAATTTGTAACCTATGACGAATTAATCCTTAAAAGACTCTATAATAATTTGATTTCATCAGAAAGAGGCAAGGACTATTTTAATTATAGAAAAATTACAAACCCGTCTTGGTTAAAATTTTCATTAGGTTACTCTGAGAAGCAGGACATGGTAACTGTTCCAGTTCATAGTCCAGATGGGCTGCCTGTTGGATTTGTTGGCAGATCCATTGAAGGTAAGGAATTTAAAAATACTCCAGGTCTACCAAAAGCAAAGACACTTTTTAATTTACATAGAGTAAAAACAGCCGATAAGGTTTATGTTGTGGAATCCTCGTTTGACGCCATTAGACTAGATCAGGTAGGATTTCCAGCAGTAGCAACTTTGGGTGCAAATGTATCTAATATACAAATAGAATTGCTTCAAAAATATTTTAATAACATTATTGTTATTGCAGATAATGATGAGGCAGGAGGAAACATGAAGACTAAGATAATTGAAAAACTTGGCCACCGTGTTTCCGTTATACAACTAGATAAACAATATAAAGACATAGGCGATATGGACGATAAGTCAATATCTGGATTGAGTTTCCAGTTTGACAAATCAATACAGTCTATGCTAAACTAATAATAACAACAACAAAGGAGAAATATATGAGCGTAATTAAGGGATTAAAAGAAATCAACGCCCTGCTCGACAAGCCAAAGTACGAAAGCACAGGACAAAAAGTTCGCTGGGTTAAACTAGCAGACGGACAATCATCAAAGATCCGTTTTGTTGAAGAACTTGACCAAGACTCAGCACATTATAATGAGGCTCGTGGGCTATCAGTTGTAGTCGCAGAGCACACAAATCCAAAAGATTATAAGCGCAAGGCTGCATGTACTATGGATTCAGAGGGCCGTTGCTTTGGTTGCGAAATGGATAGAAAAGAGCCGAAGGTTGGTTGGAGATCTCGAATGAGATTTTATTGCAATGTTCTTATGAATGATGGTCTTGAAGACCCTTATATTGCAGTATGGTCACAAGGAATCAGCAAGCAATCTGCATTTAATAACATTCGTGAATACGCACTTGACACAGGTAGCGTATCGAACCTTGAATGGAAGTTGAAGCGTAATGGTCAGGGTACTGAAACCAGTTACACACTTCTTCCAAGCAAGCCAGACTCAGAGCCATTTGATTGGGCAACTTTTGAGTTCTTCAACCTAGAAAAGGTTGTTCGTGAAGTTCCATATCCAGAGCAAGAAGCATTTTACTTTGGGTTTGACACTCCATCTGTTACCAGCACAAATATCGACTGGTAGTAGATGAACTACGTAGGCTTACACGTACACACCCACTATTCCCTCTTTGACGGAATCGCTACTCCAGAAGAATACATTGACCGTGCAGTTGAGTTAGGGATGCCAGCAATTGCCATCACTGACCACGGTACTTTATCTGGGCATAGGGAACTGCACCGTATTGCAAAAGCGAAGGGTATTAAGCCTATACTTGGCGTAGAAGGCTATATGTGTTCTGATAGATTTGATACAAGAGATAAGTCTGAAAGAGACGGAGACCTTGATCTAGTCTACAACCATATAGTTCTTCTCGCTAAGAACCAAATTGGTTTGGAAAATTTAAATAAGATTAACGAGATTGCATGGACAGAAGGTTTCTTTAAAAAGCCAAGGTTTGACTTTGAGATTCTTGAAAAGTATGCTGAAGGAATTATTGTTACATCTGCATGTCCAAGTAGCGTACTTGTAAAAGCATTAGAAAATAATGAATTTGCAGTTGCAAAAAAGCATATTGAGTGGTTTAAGAGAGTATTTAATGATGATTACTATATTGAAGTTATGCCACACAACCCAGCAGAAATTAATAAACAGTTAATTGCTTTAGCAGATGAGTTTAGCGTACAGGTTGTTGTAACACCTGACTGCCACCATAGTTCATCGGATCAAAAAGAAATTCAAGAATTTAAATTACTATTAAATACTCACGGCAAGATTGAGAAAGAACATACTTTTGAAAAATCAAAGAAGTATGAAAACATGATGGAAAGACTAGATTATTTGTATGGACATGATAGACAAATAACATTTAATAAGTTTGACATACATCTTCTTTCTTATGAAGAGATGAAGTCTGCTATGGAGGCTCAAGGTATTGACCGTCCAGATATTTATACTAACACTTTGTCCATTGCTGAAAAAGTCGGTGACTATGGAATTCAAGAAGGATTAGACCTACTACCAGTACAGTATAAGAATCCAGACAAAGAACTAAAGACTCTTGCACTAGAAGGCTTGGCTGCATTAGGGCTATCGGGTGAAAAGGTTTATATTGATAGACTAGAAGAAGAATTAAAGATTATTAAAGACAAGAAGTTTGGACCTTACTTTCTTGTTGTAAGAAGCATGATTTCTTGGGCTAAAAAAGAAGGAATTATGGTTGGTCCAGGCAGAGGTTCTTCTGCTGGCTCACTGCTATGTTATACACTGGGTATCACAGATATTGATCCAATTAAACACGGTCTACTATTTTTTAGATTTATTAATCCAGACCGTAATGACTTTCCAGATATTGACACAGATATTCAAGATACTCGTCGTGAAGAAGTCAAAGATTATCTTGTTAGACAGTATCGACATGTTGCATCTATTGCTACTTTCCTATCATTCAAAGATAAAGGTGTAGTAAGAGATGTTGCTAGAGTTTTAAACATACCACTTCCTGATGTAAATAAAGTTCTTAAACTGGTAGATACATGGGATGATTTTTGCACATCAAAAACAACACGGGAATTCCGTGAGAAATATCCAGAGGTAGAAATATATGGAGAACAACTTCGTGGTCGTATTAGGGGTACTGGCATTCACGCTGCTGGTGTTGTCACTAGTAAAGATCCTATTTTTAGGTACGCACCAATGGAGACACGCTCTTCTACTGGTAGCGATGAGCGCATTCCTGTTGTGGCAGTCGATATGGAAGAGGCTGAAAAGATTGGTCTAATTAAGATTGATGCTCTTGGATTAAAAACCTTATCGGTATTAAAAGACACCCTGTCTATAATTGAGGACAGAGATGGAAAAAAGATTGATCTATTAAAAATTGATATGGATGATAAGAATGTTTATCATATGCTTTCTGAAGGATATACTAAGGGTGTCTTTCAGTGTGAAGCAACACCCTATACAAACCTTCTTGTCAAGATGGGCGTAAAAAATCTTTCAGAACTTGCTGCATCTAATGCTCTTGTTCGCCCAGGTGCTATGAATACAATTGGAAAAGATTATGTAGAACGAAAGCATGGTCGTCAAAATATTGATTATAGACACACAGTTTTAAAAGAATTTACGGAGGAAACATATGGTTGTATTCTTTACCAGGAACAGGTTATGCAGGCATGCGTATCGCTTGGCGGTATGTCCATGTCGGAAGCAGATAAAGTTAGAAAAATCATTGGAAAGAAAAAAGATGCTAAAGAGTTTGATCAGTTTAAAGAGAAGTTCGTAGAGGGGGCATCTAAATTTATTTCTCCAAACCTTGCTAAAGATTTATGGCATGACTTTGAGGCTCACGCAGGGTACTCATTTAATAAGTCTCACGCAGTAGCATACTCAACACTCTCATACTGGACAGCATGGTTAAAGTATTACTACCCATTAGAGTTTATGTACTCACTACTAAAAAATGAAAAGGATAAAGATGCAAGAACTGAATATCTTATTGAAGCAAAAAGAATGGGGATTAGCATTAAACTACCTCACATTAACGATTCGGATATCGATTTTAAAATTGAGGGTAAGGGTATTCGGTTTGGGCTCACTGCTATCAAGTTCATCTCTGATAAAATTGCAGAGAGATATATTGCATCACGACCATTTGGTTCGTATAAAGAACTTGAAGAATTTACCTTTACAAAAGGAAACGGAGTAAACTCCCGTGCTTTACAGGCATTAAGAGTTATTGGAGCAGCAACATTTCAAGACTCTCCAAGAAATGACAAAGAAATAAAAGAAAACTTGTATGAGTATTTAAACCTTCCAGAGTTTAACTTAACTGTTCCATCTCATTATCACGCATTCATAACTGAGGCAGAAAACTATGAAGAAAAGGGCTCCTTTATTCTTATGGGAATGGTAAAGGCAATTAAGAGAGCAAAGGGTTGGTCACGAATAGAAGTTCTAGACAAAACAGGAAGCGTAGGTATTTTTGATGATGAACACACGACTATTGAGGCTGGCATATCGTATATCATTCTTGCTAATGATAATAGGATTCTTGCTGCTATCCCTGTCGATCAAATAAAAGAATCTTCAAATGCAATGATTAAGTTCTTAAATTACAAGCAATTGCCATTTAAAGATGAAGAAATGTTTGTAGTTTCATTTAAGCCAAGAGTTACAAAGGCAGGGAAAAAGATGGCATCGCTAACAGTTGCAGATGCAAGTAGAGACCTACATTCTATTACTGTATTTCCTACATCATTTGCTAAGGCATATATGAAGATTGAAGAAGGAAATGTTTATAAGTTTAGTTTAGGAAAGACTAAAGATGGAACAATTATATTGGAGGATGTAGTAAATGTTTGATCAGTTAGCAATTGATTTGCACGAAGTAGCAGTTGAAAAAGGTTTTTGGCCAGAAGATATTGACGATATTTTTGTTGCTAAACAGTTAATGATGATCGTGTCAGAGGTTGTTGAGGTAATGGAAGCAGTTCGTAAAGATAAGGGTGAAGAAGAAATTGCTAAAGAGTTTGCAGATATTATTATTCGCACATTAGACCTATATGCAGGAATGGTCGAAGCAGGGTATACTAGACAATCACTAGACTATATTATAAAACAGAAATCAGATTTTAATAAGACTAGACCAGAGAAACATGGAGTGAGATTCTAATGACAGTAACAGTAGAAGAAGCAATGGCACAACTAGATCCAAAGTTAAGAAAAAAGTTAGGAACTGGTGTTGGTGTTAATTATGAGTATCAGCCTACACCTAGTTTTGGTTTAAACCGTGCCTTGGGCGGTGGACTACCATATGGTAGGCAAGTACTCATCTGGGGCTCAAAGTCTTCTGCAAAGTCCTCTATGTGCCTTCAGATGATTGCCCTAGCGCAAGCAGAGGGAAAGTTGTGTGCATGGATTGACTCTGAAATGTCATATTCTGAAGACTGGGCAAGAACTTTGGGAGTAGATCCAGAAAAATTAATCTACTCACAAGCAAGAACTATTAGTGACATGGTAGATGTTGGTGTCGGACTAATGAATGCAGGAGTTGACTTAATCGTGGTAGACTCTATTACATCAATGCTTCCAGCAATCTATTTTGAAAAAGATACTGATGAGATGAAAGCATTAGAAAATACAAAACAGATTGGAGCAGAATCTCGTGACTTTAGTAACGCATGGAAAATGCTTAACTATGCAAACAATAAAGTTAAGCCAACTCTGCTTGTTCTTATTTCTCAGTCTCGTAACAATATCAATGCTATGTATACTAGCCAGCAGCCTTCTGGTGGTCAGGCTACTAAGTTTTATTCCTCATGTATTATTAAACTCTTTTCTTCAGAGTCGGACAATCAAGCAATTAAAGGCAAGATACCTGTAGGAGATAAGTTGATTGAGGAAAAGGTTGGAAGAACTATTCGCTGGGAGTTGCAATTCTCTAAAACTTCTCCAGGTTTCCAAAATGGTGAGTATGATTTTTATTTTAGAGGTGACAGCATTGGCCTTGATACTATTGGTGATCTAGTTACCACAGCAGAACTAAACGGCATTGTAGAGCGCACAGGTGCATGGTACATACTACCTGACGGCACAAAGGTACAGGGTAAAGAAGCGTTTATTAATCGTGTAAGAGAAGATCTTGATTTGCAAGAATCTATCAAGGCTAAACTAAATGCCTAATTACAATGTACACAATGGTTTATTTTTATGTCATACCTGCAAAATGGAGGTTACATCTTTAAGACTGTACCCTGCAACACAATCAGCAACCTGGATGTGCAAAGATAAACACCTCAGTACGGTAAAATTTGGAAAACAAAAGAAGGCCGACTATGACAGAAAAAAGTGAGTCTAAAAGGATAGGTGCTAAGCAGCACAAGAATTCTGGTAGAAATACTCAAAAGGGGGACGCCTCTTGGAAAAATTTTGTTGTAGACTTTAAGGAAGTTGGAAAATCCTTTACATTAAATAAAGAGGTTTGGGCAAAGGCCACTACCGATGCTATAAAGAATGGCAAGGACCCAGCCATCGTAGTCGTAATGGGCGAGGGTAATGCCAAGGTAAGGCTTGCTATAATTGAGATGAGTATATTAGAAGATCTAGTGGAGGAATAATGGAACAAGAAAAAACAACTATAGAGATGGTAAATGGTTTGGCAGAGATAGCAGACTATATGCAAGATGAGGAACTGACTACAGCCCTCACCTTTATTGCTAAGATAATTATTAAGCCAGATATTCCAATCAATGTGGCTCATGTAGAAATTGTAAGACTGCAAGCAATTGCAGCAAAGATGGCTTTTAAAGCAACATGGATGGCTAATGTTGACAAGTCTGATCGTGGAAAGAAGAACATATATTATACTGCTGCAGAATCACTCAATAGTTTAGTATCTGCTTTAAAGTACATAACCCGATAATCTGGTATACTTATATAGAATAGAAACGAGTAATATATGACAAAAAGTTTATTGCAACAAATTATGGTAAAGCAAGAAAAGGCACCAGTACATCCAATCGATGTTGCTGGTATTACTGAAAAGATTCAGTCTGGCTATACTGTTAATCGCATTGATAAGCAGACACAAAAGAAGACTTTTGCACCATCAACTATTGCCTATGGGCATGGTGAATGTCCAAGATATTGGTACCTAGCCTTTGATGGTCAGATGTTTGAAGATGATGCAACTCCGTACAGTGCAGCAAATATGACTGCAGGAACTAAGTCTCACGAAAGAATTCAAGAAGCAATGGGCAATGTTCCAGATTTTCTTGTAGATTCTGAATTTAAGATCGTTAATAATGATCCTCCCATCTTTGGATACGGAGATGTTATTGTTAATTGGCAAGGAGAAGAACTTCTTGGTGAAATTAAAACAATGATGAATGAGGGCTTTGAGTATCGCAAGGCACATAATAAGCCTAAGAGTGGTCATCTTATTCAGTTACTTATTTATATGAAGATTCTAAAGAAAGCAAAAGCAGTTCTTATTTATGAAAATAAAAATAATCATGAATTGCTTATTCTTCCTGTAGAAGTAAATGATTATTATCGTCGGTGGGTAGACCAGACGTTTGAATGGATGAGATCAGTTCGTAAGGCTTGGGTAGATAGAACCCTGCCTGAAAAGAACTATCGCTCTAATTCAAAAATTTGCAAATCATGTCCTATTAAAAAGGCTTGTGCAGATGCTGGTCCAGGAGTCTTTAAACTAAAGTCCTTGGAGCCCATAGATGAAGCAATGTCATTGGTGTAATAACGCCTTTGAGTCACAAGTAAGTTATCAGATCTACTGCTCTCCTGAGTGTAGAGAAGAGGCTACAAAAGAAAAAATTGCTGCGAGGTATGTAGTTTCTAAACGGCAAAAACGCAAAGGTAAAAATAGAAAATGTAAGTCTTGTGAAGAGCAACTGTCTATTTATAACGATGAAAGCCTATGCGTTAAGTGTAATATTAATCCAGTAGATGTTAGCAAGGCTTTAAAAGAAATTAAGGATAATCTCAAATGAAGTTATCAGGAATTAATTTAAATATTCCAAGTACTATCTGTGCAATAGATGCAAGCACAAATAGTCTTGCCTTTGCTATATTCAATACTGAGCAAAAATCTTTAATAGCAATTGGTAAAATTAATTTTGAAGGCAAAAATACCTATGAAAAAGTTATGGATGCTGGTCGTAAAGTAAAAGCATTTCTTGATTACTATGGTGGGTTTGAAGCGATAGTAATTGAGCATACCGTATTTATGAATAGCCCTAAGACTGCTGCAGATCTTGCACTAGTTCAAGGTGCTATTCTTGGATCAGCAGGTCAGTCTGGAACTAAAATTATAGGCAAGGTTGCACCAATTACTTGGCAAAACTTTATTGGAAACAAAAAAATATCTAAAGATGAAAAACTATACATTAAATCACAAAATCCAGGGAAATCAGATTCATGGCTCAAGTCCCATGAAAGAGAACTAAGGAAGCAAAGGACAATCAACTTTATTAATATTCAGTATGATAAGACTGTTACTGATAATGATGTTGCAGATGCTTGCGGAATTGGTCACTGGGCAATAAAAAATTGGGACAAAGCAATAGGAGTTGACAAATAATACTATGGCTGCTAAACTATATACAAGTGAAATTTTTATGCGTAAGAGATATCTTATGGATAAAAAAACACCAGAAGAAATTGCTAAAGAGTGTGGGGTAAGCATTGAGACTATCTATGTTTATCTTGCAAAATTCGGATTAAGGAAATCAAAAAGATGAAAAAGATAAAGATTTTTATAGCAGTAGCAATACTAACTGGTGCTGTTGGAATTAGTTATGCACTGTTTACATTAAAAGGAATGCCAGAAACATTTGATTGGGAAAATGAAGATGAGTGAACATTTGAATATAACTGTTGACCAAGTTAATCATCCAGAGCACTACACAACAGACCCTTCTGGAGTTGAGTGTATTCAGATTACTCGTCATCGTAACTTTAATATTGGTAATGCTTTTAAATACCTATGGCGAGCAGGACTTAAAGATGAGTCTAAAACAATTCAAGACCTTGAAAAAGCAATTTTCTATATTCAAGATGAAATTAAAAGATTAGAAGGCTCACATGACAACAGAAGATGATGTAATAAAGCATTTAGATCAAGTTAATGATGTTGTTGAGGAGTACCTAAAAGGTAACGACCCAACTCAAATTTCAAAAGATCTTGCTATACCAAGACAAAGAGTTGTTGCCTATATAGATGAGTGGAAGGTAAATGCATCTAATAATGCAGTAATTAGGGCCCGTGCAAAAGAGGCTCTTTCTGGAGCAGATGCACACTATAGCAAGTTAATATCTAAATCCTATGAAGTTATTGATGAGGCGTCTATGACTAATAATCTTAGTGCAAAAACTGCTGCAATTAAACTTGTGATGGACATAGAGTCAAAGCGTATAGATATGTTGCAAAAGGCTGGACTGCTTGAAAACAAAGAGTTGGCCGATGAAATGGTTGAAATTGAAAAGCGACAAGAAGTTTTAGTTGGAATATTAAAGGATATTGCTTCAACTCACCCAGAGGTTAGAGACCTAATCATGAGAAGGCTATCTTCAATCTCAAAAGAAAATGAAGTTATAACGGTAATTGCCGATGTATGATGAATTTCTAGAAGCACTTAAAGACAATAACTTTAAAGAGTTGCCTGTAAATGCTAAAACATTTGTAGAGGGTGAAGATTATTTGGGTCAGCCCCCACTTTCAGATGTTCAATATGACATCGTAGAAGCAATGAGTCAGATTTATAAACAAGAAGATTTGTTAGAATTACTTGGTACAGAAGAAGGAACTAGATACTATAAAAAATATACAAAGAATGAAATTATTTTGCAACTTGGCAAGGGATCTGGGAAAGACTTCGTATCCACAGTAGCATGTGCATACATTGTATATAAACTACTATGTTTAAAAGAGCCAGCAAGATACTACGGAAAACCCTCTGGAGATGCTATTGATATTATCAATGTTGCTATTAACGCTCAGCAGGCTAAGAATGTTTTTTTTAAAGGTTTTAAGACTAAGATCGAAAATTCACCATGGTTTGCAGGAAAGTTTAATCCTAAAGCAGAGAGCATAGAGTTTGATCATGCTATTACTGTTTACTCTGGTCACTCAGAGCGTGAATCACATGAGGGTTTAAACCTTTTAGTTGCAGTACTTGATGAGATTTCTGGTTTTGCACAAGAGGTTGGAACTGGAAATGATCAGGGAAAGACTGCAGATAATATTTATAAAGCCTTCCGTGCCTCTGTAGACTCTCGCTTCCCTGACTTAGGAAAAGTTGCACTACTTTCATTTCCCCGTTATCCTGGAGACTTTATCTCACAAAAGTATGACGATGTAATTGCAGATAAAGAGGTAATCACTAAGACTCATAGGTTTATTATGAACGAAGATCTTCCAGAAGATTCGGTAGGCAACTCGTTAGAAATTTCCTGGGAAGAGGATACAATTCTTTCTTACAAGTTTCCAGGAGTATTTGCATTAAAGAGGCCAACCTGGGTAGTTAATCCAACTAGAAAAGTTGATGACTTTAAGGTTTCATTTTTTACAGATATGGGTGACGCAATGCAACGCTTTGCCTGTGTCCCTACGTTTGCATCTGATGCATTTTTTAAACAGTCTGAAAAAGTAAGAGCCTGTATGACATTAAGAAATCCAGTTGATAATTTTAAAAGGTTTGAAGAATCATTTAAACCAGATCCAGACAAAGTTTATTATGTACATGCCGACCTTGCACAAAAGCATGATAAGTGTGCAGTTGCTATTGCCCATGTAGATAAATGGGTAAATATCCAGGTAATTAATAATTATGAACAAGTAGCCCCGATTGTAGTAGTAGATGCAGTAGCATGGTGGGAGCCAAAAATAGAGGGGCCCGTTAATCTTTCAGAGGTCAAGCAGTGGATCCAGAATCTTAGAAGGCTCGGTTTTAATATCGGCATGGTTTCTTTTGACCGTTGGCAATCATTTGATATTCAGAATGAGTTAAAGCAAGTAGGCATGAGAACTGATACTGTTTCTGTTGCAAAAAAGCATTATGAGGATATGGCAATGCTTGTATATGAGGAAAGGCTTGCAATGCCAGCAATAGAATTATTATTTGATGAACTAACACAGTTAAAAATTATGAAAAATAATAGAGTTGACCACCCAAGAAAATCTTCTAAAGACTTAGCGGATGCAGTGTGTGGGGCAATATACGGGGCTATTTCTCATACTTCTAAAAATATAGATCAAGAAGTAGAGGTCCATACTTTTCGTGATAGACCAAGAGTTGACACGAATAGCGAGAATCTGATACAATATAAACCTATGCCAGATGATGTAAAAGATTATTTGGATAGACTAAATCTACTATAGAAATAAGAAAAGGAATAAAATGAATTCATTCAAGAAAATCTCTCTAGTCATCGCTGCAGCCTTGACTGGTACAGTTCTTGCTACAACTGCATCAGCAGCGCCACTTACGGTGTCTGTTGCAGGATCAGCAAATGCAACAACGGCTACAGCGCCAGCGACAGCAACTGTTCCAGCAGACAACTCAGTTGATGCAGCAGATGCGGTTGCTATTGCAGCATCAGCAGATACAGGAACGGTTGTAACATTTTCAGCATCACCAACAGTTAAGTTGGTTACTGCTCTAACATCCAGCCCAACAACAGTTGCAGCAAATGCTGGAACAACAACATACACAGCAACTTCAGCAGGAACAGCAATTACTGTTTATGCATATACGACTTCTACAACAACAGGATCAGTAACCATTACTAATGGTTCGTATTCAACAGTTGTTTACATTAAGGGCACATCTACCGTAGCAAGCAATGTTTCAGTAGCAGTTCCTGCAGCAACAGCAGTCGGAACAATTCCATCAATTACAGTTTCTGTATCTGATGCTTTTGGTAATCCAATTGGCGGAGAAACAGTAACAGCAACATTGGTTGGTGGAACATTCTCTGACGGTTCAGTTACAAAGCAGGTTGTTACATCATCCGCAGCAAACGTTGCAGCAGATTCAACACTAGTTCTTGGATCTAAGAAGGAGAATCTTGCTACAGCAGTTACTGGAACAATTACAGTAACAGTAGTAGGTGCTCTTACTGCTCCTACAGTTACAGGACTAACAGCACCAGTTAAGGCTTCAATTGCATCATTTGCAGTTACAGATCTTAATGGAACAATCACTACTCTAAATGCTCGTATTTCAGCACTAACTGCTGAACTAGCAGCAGCAAATGTTGCACTTACAACAGAAAAGGCTGTACGTGCATCGGAGTCTGCAACTGCTACAACTGCAGCAGCAAAGGCAAAGTCTGATTATAATGCACTTGCTAAGAAGTGGAACAAGGCACATCCAAAGTCTAAGGTTGCACTAAAGAAGTAATAAAACTTCTCTTAAGTTAGAGGGTTAGCCAAGTGCTAGCCCTCTTTCTTTTATAATAAAATGATATAATCATCCTATCAGACATAAGTCTGTAAGGGGGAAAGGTAATTAAAAGATTAATACTACGATCAGCATTTATAACAGCATTTTTAGCAATATGGTTATTGTTTTTTCCACAAGACTCCGCTCACGCTGATCAAAATAGTACTGTCCAAGTAACCCCAGCAAACCCATCAGCAATAGAAATACCAAGCCCATCAGCCATCATTGAGGCAGCACAGACTGCAATAACTCAGGCTGAAACTGCCACGGCAGTCATAGAAACCCAAGCAACAGCCATTACAAGCCCTACAGAGACCATTACAGCCACTATCACACAGGCTAAGGACTCAATACAACAGGCTCAAGCAGTAGTAGATAGTGCTACTGTGGCTATTACAAATGTTGAATCTGCTACTGTTTTGGTAAATACCGCAATAACTGAAAAAAATGTAGCCCTATCTAATTTAGAAACAGCAACAGCACTAGTAAATACACAAACATTAATAGTAGCATCTGATAATGCAACAGTTTTATCTGCACAGGCAGCAGTTGATTCTTCAGCAGTAGAAACAACAACTAATGGGGTAAAGGTAACTACTTACGCATCTCCTGGAGGTGCATCACCAGTTTTGCCATCAGAAAATGCTACACCACTCTCTACTACTACAGTCCCATATGTTATACATCAATTCGGTGGAGGACAGATTTTTAACTCTGGACGGGTAGACAATGTAATTGTTAAATTTGAAGGAACTATCACTGTTCCAGAAGAAGCAGTAGCAGTAAAATATGTCATACTTTCAGACGACGGTGCAAAGATGTATGTAGACGGACAACTTGCAATAAAT